ATATATTTAATATATTATAGATTAGGCCAGTTATAGAGAAAAAATTAAATAGGTAAAAAGTTTATTATGAAAAAAACTATTAAGTTAACAGAAGAAGAGTTGCATCAGCTCATCGAAAATACTGTTTATGATATTCTCAACGAAGGTGAGAAATGGGATAAATTTAAAAAAAATGCTAAGAAAGTTGGTAAGGAAACTGGAAAATTAGCACTTCAAACAGCAGTAGGTGGAACTATTTTAGGTGGTGCTCTTTTAGGTAGAGATTATTTAAATCAAAATAATAATCATTCCAATAGAGATAATAGTTCAATTGTTGATAGACATGAACGTCAAGCAAATAAAGAAATAGATAAGAAAACCAAGCAGTTAGGTCGTGATTTAACTAAGAGAGAAATTGATGATATATATAACTCTTATCATTCAATGGACGAGGCAATTATTAAGCAAATTTCAAATATAATTAAAGAGAATTTAAAGAAAAATTTACGATAATAAAAAAGAGAGATTACACATCTCTCTTTTTATTTTTCATTATTTCTTTATAGAAATTCACTCTATCTTCACAGACCTTATCCATTGAATATTTATCAACTACAAGTGAATGAATATTATCTTTCAATTTTTCAATCATTTCTGGATTGGTAGCTAACTTATTAATATATTTAACCCAATCCTTATGGTCTTTTCTTGGGTCTACTAATAATGCTGTACCATTTTCATTCACAGTTCCACCAAAACCTATCATTGAAGTTAAATTAATAGTGTATGGTCCTAAATTTTCAGCAATTAAAGCTGTTTTTGTAAAACCACATTCTATTTCTTTCAATTCAGATTTCATCTTATTAAATTCCGTATCTTTCAATGGGGCTAATAAAACATCAATATTCTGATAATGAGTAGCATAAGAGTTGATACTTCTTGTCCACATACGTCTGTAAGGTTCATTTACAAATGGGTCATCAACTCCAGAAACAAATTTCATCAAAAAGTTTTTATGTTCTTGAGAACAATACTTATAATCATCTGTGATTATTCTTTCATACTCAAACCACATTGATTCTTGTGGGAGAATTTTTCTTCTATATACTTGACCTGTTTTTTCATCATAAATTGTCCTTGTTCCATTGGTATCGAAACCGCAAAGAACTAATTGAACGTTATTATCAGGTCTTGCACATTCTGAAATGCCTTTAAGTAATTGAATATCATGAAGATGTGATGAACCGCATACTATTCCAAAGCGAATTTTATCACTTTCGTTCTTTTGATAAGTATATTGTTTTTCATCTGTATTTATAGCATTAGGAAATACTGAAACATTCTGATTATATTTTCTCAATGTCTTAGCGTAAATATCCGTTGTAGTTGTTACATAATCAGCCTTTCTGATATGATTAATTATTTTTTCATGCCATTTTTCCTTTCGAGCGGTAATCACCATAGGATGAAAATCACTTAAATGAAAATAATCATCTATATCCAAAACAACAGGTATAGATAATTCTTTAAGCATATTCATTAAAAGCATATCATTATCAAGCTGTTTATGAATATGTACAAGGTCATATTGTGCAAAAAAGTTTTTAGTATTTTCAGTAGGAATTTGGTCGATATAACAAATATCAATATCAAATTCATCTGCATAATGTTCAGCTATATAAACATGAGGGTCTACAGACCTAAACTTACCAACTCCCATACGGTCACTTGGAATAACAAGAATTTTAATTTTATCCATTATAGTTATTTTTTTTAACTAAAATATAAATTTATATTTGATGCTATCAATATATTTATTATAAAACAAATTTTTCAATGGAAAACAAAATCTCTAAAAAACAAATAGATAGATTAATTCAAGAAAATATAGATGACTTAGCCTTACAAGAAGGTATATATGGTTCCACCAAGGGATTTTTCAAAGGTTTAGGAGGTGCTTTTAAAAACGGATGGAGACATATGATGGAGTCAAGAAGACTTGGTAGTGATATCGAGGACTTAAAAAACGCTATAACGGTTGTAAAAAAGATGAGGAGTATAGTTGGTCGTCAAATAGGAAATAAGGTCTTAGAAGCGATGAATAGTGGCTTAAATGAACTAGAAAGAGCATATCAGAGTCAGAGAAATAGTAATTTCAGGGGAAGAGAACAATTTTATCGTGATAATAACTTCTCAAATCAAGAAAGAAGTTATGACCGAACAAACGATTCAAATCAATACCGAGATGATAGTAGAATGAACAACTCAAATCAAGATAGAAATGAAGATTTAGTAGATAGTTTGAGAGATGTTTTTGGAAATAATAACCAGACTAATCAAAACACAAACGCAAATTCAGAAATTAAAGATGGTATAAAACCCGAAGACGAGGAAAAGAAGCAAAACCAGATACAGGATATATACGATGCCTTAAAAGTTTTAGGAATAAATGGTAGTGAAAAATCTATCAAGAATGAAATAGAAGAAATGATAAATAAGAATCCTAATGATGAAACTCAAGAAATTATCAAGAAAATACTAAGAAATAGAAAGATATAAAAAAAATAAAGTGTAAGTTAATTCTTACACTTTATTTTTTCTTGATATTTTTAACAAACTCTAAAGAAGCTGTATATAAATCACCATTTTCAGTAACAAAACTAAATTTATCACCAAATTGTACTGCTTTAATTTTATCATTTGATGAAATATTTTGTTTACCTTCAGTCATCATCTTTTTAACATAAGCACCCATATATTTCTTTACAGCGCTCTCAACTATATCTTTAATAAGAGAATAATCAACGTTAGAAGAACTTTGATATACAGGTTGATGTGAATTATTATTCTCAGTAATAACTCGTTTAGGTGCTTTAGGGGCAACAGGCTGTTGGAAATTTTCATTAACTATTCCCAAATCATCTAAAACAGAAGAAGAAGCACCCATACCTCCAGCTGGAACATTAATAGGATTATCTCTAAATGATTCTAATATCTCTTTTGGCATTGATGAATTTCTTCTTGGCTCAGAGAAATTCTGATAAACTGGCTGATAATTGGTTTGATTAACAGATGGAATAGCATCGGTGTCATTATAATTCATTTTACCACTATTTCTTGCATTTTCAGCAATCATATTGATTTGACCGCTTGCATCCATATCTGTTAAACGTTTTGCTCTTTGTAAAACATTTTTTAAATTACTTGCATCCATTATGTGTAATATTATATAAATTCATTTTTATTATAAGAAGTAATATCTTTGTCAAAATCATTATGAGGTGTGTTAAGCCATGCTTCCATATCTTCCTCATCATTATTTTTAATAGGACCAGATTTAACTTTTTGATTCTTATTATTCCAATTGTTATAATCTTGCTTCATCTTTTCAGAATTAGCTTTATCCCATAAAGAATTATCAAATCTATTTTGAGTTTTAGTAAGTTCTATATTTTTAGCAACCATGTTATCACGTTTACTATTCTTATAAGTTTTACCAGCAACTCTTTTACGTTGATTCAAAACATTTGTTTGACCTATATTACCGTTAGATACTTTAGGTGCAAGCATATCGCTTTGAGTCTGTTGTTTTATAGCACCAGGTCTATTAACAGCTTGTGTGTATTCATCAGGATTCCGTTCGTAATTACTAAATTTAACTTGTACGTCAACCTTATTTAAAGTTTTATCTCCATTTTCATTATAACCCTCTGCTGGATAACTGAAAGTTTTAGAAAGTATAGGTTCCCAAGATAAAATTCTATCAAGTCTGAATAAATCCCAACGTGGACCTCCTCGTCTACTCTCTGGACTTATTTGATAGGCTCTTAAAACTTTTCTACGTTTCTTCTTACCAGTTTTAGAATTAAGTGAAATATATTCTCCTAACGCATAAGGTTGAATAATTCTGACTCCAAGTCTATTTCCTACAGGTTCTGGAAGTTTATCAGAATGAGGATTATCTAAAGTATCATCATATGTTATACGAACATAGTGATAGAAGAGGTTGCCATTTTTATCTACATTCTTAGGTCTTCCATTACTATCAATACCATCAATAGAACCATCTAAAACCTTACGAACTGCCCTTGTGGAAACCCCCTCATTTAACACATTCTTCAATATTTCATACAAATTCAGATTCATCAATTACGAATGTTTTAAAGTCTGACCGACAAAATATTGTCCATCACTTCTATTAATCGAAGTATCAACTAATGTTGGACCATACATATTCTCTTTATTATACATAGAAATGGCAAGTGCTCTTTTTCTACCGCTGATATTATTACGTCCCTCAATATCGTATTGACCGCCACCATGGTCTGTATCAAAATTACTATAATCTATAGTACCAGTAGGTTTTGTACAATCTGGTAAATAATGAGTATGACCACCATGACCTGTACCTTTTCCTTGAGGGTCGCCATCACTTAACGCATCTTTATGTGTTGGACCGTACTGGTCTTCAATGTTATAATCGCTTCGTGTAATTTCTTTATGTCTTTCTTCAATACCTCTTTTTTCAAGACATGTTTGTCCATTTTGAACTGTTGTAGCCATATGTTATTTAAAATTTAATATCATTATTTTATTTATAAATATTTAATCTACTTTAAAGTCAGTTTGTATAGCATATTCTGCATCTACTAAAACTTTAGTGTATTCTACTTTATTCTTTGTAGAAGGCATAACTGGATTACCCCAATCATTCCTTTGCAAATGAACCTTTCTTGCCTCAAGACCAAATTTCTCAAGACACGTTTGACCATTTTTATACATTTCTATTTTCTTTTAATATATTTAATTGTTTTCCATTAATAAAAATTGTTTTACGTGATTCGTTCTTTAAAAAAGAAACACTTCCTCCATCTGGAGTAGTATCAGATTTTATATTAACAGAAGACGGTTTAGTTGAAGATGATGCAGACGAAGGTTTAACTTGTTTAACAGAATTAACCGATGGAACGGACCTGTTTTTACTAAGTAAATTCCTGTATATCTCAAGACCTTTCTCACCGCCATATAATTCAAAACTTTTTGAATTACGTGGTACCTGTTCCATAGCATGAACAATACCCTTTAAACGGCTATGCTGAATAACACCAACAGATGATTTCTTTTCTTTACCATTCTTACTATCCGATGTAGAACCCTTAGTATTATATTGGGTTTTAGAAATCTGTCCTTTAAGAACTTTACCACCAGGAACTGTTTCAAGATAATCTTTATTGAGTGCTGCTGTCTTAAACCTTTCTTTCATAAAATCAGTAGGTAGAACACTTACTTTATTCTGTACCTCCTGTCTATCTTCGTAAATAAAAATAGGCATTTTATAACCCCCTTCCATTACTTCCAACGTAACCAAATCTCTGAGAATTTGACATTGTGTTAGAAATCTTTTTACCTGTAACTGGTTGTGCTAATTTATCATCAGTTTGCCCTTGATTAATCTCATTTCCGTCTATATCATGTATAATAGCTGCATTTGGTGAAGTGGCAGCTTGTTCAGCTCCAGGTAGACTTAAATTACTTTCACCAGCAGTTTGTACAAACGAACTTGTTTCAAATAACTTTTCAAACTGAGATTCATTTATTTTAACAATCTTCATATTATATACAATTTATTATAAATAAATATTTATATTTGAGAAATAATAAGGTATGCAATGGCTAATTTAAAAGAGAATAACTTCCATAATTTACGAATGAATATAAACAAAGATGAATATTATGATTTTTTTGTTTATAAAGATTCGTATGGTTCATATAGATTCAATAATCAAGTTACAAGTGACGGAATTATATCACATATAGACATGTGTGATAAAGAATGTCATGACGAAAACGGATGGATTTATGGAAAAAAGAATGAAGTATGGAACAAAGCTGTAGCTATTGAAAATACCTTATATAATATCACATATACTGGTTTTGATAATGGACTTTTTAAGTTCAGAAAAGATAGAATATCAAATAAAGATTTCTTTGAATTATTTCAAAAACAAAAATTTAATATAAAAGAAGGTGATTATAGACTTAAATTACATCAAGTAACGGGAAGTACCTTATTATACGATTATCCTATTACATTTGAAGAATGTCAAGTAAAATTAAATGGCGGATTCTTTCAAGGTTTTTTCCAGACAGAATGTGATAAATATAAAGTTCTTCCAAACAAAATAGACAATGGTGATGTATGGGGTTTTGAATTTCAGTTAAAAAAATGTGATATTGAAAAAGAAAGTGATAAAACACTTAATGACAAATATCCAAACAATAAAGGTATATTCTTTTTCATGGGCGCAAGAGCTGAAAATAAATGGACATACCTTTATGATAAGGATGATAAGTATAAACTTGAAGAAAACAACCCATTATCTCCAGATGACTACGTAGAAGGAGGAGAAATAAATAAATCAGACTATATAATAGGTAATTTCTATGATTTAGATATCGAATTTCCAGGACCAGAAAAAAAGACCAAATTCGATGATTTAGATGATTATATTAACTTTAACTATTATGACCCTAAATTATATGAAGAAAAACCTTGTAATTTAGATGGACTTGATGTTATGGACTATTATATAGAAAGCAACACCAAAGCAAAACTAATAGATGAAAACCAACCTCACGAAACATTAAAAGGGTGGTGTTGTAATAAAGATGGAGAAAATAACACAGAAGAACCTACTGATACCAATAAAGAAAATGTAGAATATATTGAAAGAGACCCAGATTATGATTATAACGACCCATTCGGAGATGATTATATAGAGGGTTTAGATAAAATAAACGATGGAGAAGATTTCGATTATTTAGAACCAGAAATGAATATTTCAGATTTTGAATACGAATCAGAAAACGGTTTTAAATTTTCAGAAGCAAATCACAAGTATTTAATGAGTGATAATAAATTTATTCTTTTCAATAGAACTTGTACAGGTTATACGACAAATAATTGGATAGAAGGTAATAAAGTAATGTTTACCTATAGAAACAATAATTTTAAAGGTAACTTATTCATTTTAATGAATAGAACATGTACTGGATACACAGTAGATAATATTGATACACTCAGAAATAAAGATATTAACAATCATAATCCTTACAAAGATATATATAATAACGCATTTGCTTTGCGTATAAAGGACGATGGTTCTATTGGGTATAGAATACTCACAAAGGACTGTGATATAAGCGGAGAGAACAAAACAAAGATAATTGAGGGGTATTCTAATCCAAACATAATACCAAACTGTGAGTGGTGTAGTGTATTCGTTAAAATTTACGGTACTTCTGGAGGTATGAAAATATATTTCTATGTAAATGGAAAACTTGTTTATATAACAAAGGAATTACCGAGAATAGATTTACGTAAATTAGATGAATTATACGAAAAACAAGAAGGTGTACCATATAATATATCTATAGGCGGTGGAACACAAGGATTAAGTGAAACAATATTACAAAATTATATGCTTAATCCAACACGAGTATATCCACTTGAAGAATATTTTGCTGGTAGCTTTATTGGATATATGAAAGATTTTAAATTCTATAATAGAGATTTAGAATACATGGAAATTTTAAATAACTACAAATACAGAACCCTGTGATTATCACAGGGTTTTTTAGTATTGTATGTAATTTGTTATAAAGAAATCATCAATTATTCCAAGTTTCAGAGCTGCCCGATAAGCAGATTGAGATTTTTTAAAAAATTCTGTTTTCGTCTTGTATTTTAATGCTTCTTTTTCAACTTCATTGTAAGTCCAAAAGCCTTTTTTATGTTGTTTCTGTTTAATTAACCAAGACATTTCATCAATATATCCATATTTGTAAGCAGCTAAAAAAGCAGTTAGATTATTGTTTTTAAAATCTTCTTTTGAGGTGTATTTCTTAGCTTCAAGAAACATATTTTCTTTGTTTTTCCAATAACCTTTAGAGTGTGACATAAAAATTGTAAGGTTTATATCCATTATTAGCTATAAATAAGGTATAAAGAAAAATATTTTCATATTTATTTAAAAGAATATAAAGAATAACTAATATAAAAAATAATATGGCTAAAGGATTATATTTTTACAAGCTTGTTTCACCTTACAAAGAGGATGTTACAAAGAATTGTAAGTTAACCGTAAATGAAGTCGATAGTAATCTTCTTAACTTAAAGGACGAAGATATAGCTAATGGTGAATTTGACAAGAAAACCAATACATTAAAATTAACAAGAAACAATGGTGATGTTATTGGAATTGACCTTGCTTCTTTAATGAATAATGGTATTACGTTAGATGATTATCATTTTGCTGGAACTGGTAGCTGTACTGGTGATTGCTCTGATAAAAACAGCTTTGGTTTTAAATATACTACCAATGACAAAGATGAAAACGGAAACCCAGTAGAGAAGAAGTTCAAAATTGAGTTTAGTGATGTTGACGGAAAATTATGGGTAACTGATAGCGACAACAATAAACATCTAATCGGTACATTTGAAACAGATAAAACAAAGAAAGCCGAGAAAGATGAAAATAAATACCTAAGAGAAGTAATAACAGATGGTAGCGTTCTTGGTAATGGCAAGAGTGGCGACCCTGTACGTCTTAACCCTACAGAAAAATCAGGTTATTACTCTCCAGCTAAGTCACTTATTGACACAAGAGATGATAACGGAAGTGGTTTACCTGTAAACCCATGTAAAGGTGATAGATATGTTACTTTAAGCTGTAGTTCAAGTGCTGGAAGACTTTATACTATGGATGGTGTAAAGGAAATTGAAAGCAAATTAAAAGCAGGGTGGCGTATTCCAACTAAACAGGATTGGGATAATATGCTTAATGCAATAGAACCATGTCAGTATCAGAACCATAACGATATTCATTGTCATGTACAATTAGGAAAACTTGCTGGTAAGCAATTAAAATCAACAGAGTGTTGGAATAAAACTGCAACAAGCGGTACACCAAGTGATGATACTTATCTGTATGATGATAAAGTAGCTGAGGAAAAACCTATTTCTCCAGAGGGAACCGATAAGTATGGTTTTAATGTATTTGCTGGCGGATATGGTGTTGATAAGAATGAAGATATTATTAAATTTAATAAAGAAGCAAAATATTGGACAAGTTCTCAAACAATTAAAGGTGAAGGATTTGACTATTATGTAAAACAATTCCAATTTAATAAATCAGGCGTTATTCAGATAACAGAATGTCCTGAACACTTCTTATCACTTAGATTAGTAAAAGATTTTAACGGGTCTAATAACTATGGTGCGGAAGTAATTGGCGGTAATACATATAAAACAGTTCTACTTCCTTCATTGAATACAGAACATGGTTTTACTGTTTGGACAGCTGCTAATATAAATGAAGATGTAAAGGACGAGAACGAGTTAATATACAATGAGTTCTATAAAGATTGTGCAGGATGCAAACCAACATACATACTTCATGAATGGGACGGAAATATGTGGACCCACAAGGTAATGGTAGAGGGTGACACAATTGTAATACATGACCCAATTAGTAAAGATGATTTTGTTGATTCTGAATATAGAATAGTTGATGGAAAATTAATTAATACTAATCAACAAGCTTACAATGATATTCTTTCAAAAACAACACCTTTAATAAATCTCGTAAAAAGTGCTCTTGAAACTGAGACAGAGGAAAGAAAAAATGCCGATGAAGCATTAAAAGAGAAGAGTGATAACTTAGAAAAGAAACTCGACAAAGAAATATCAGACAGAGAAGAAGGTATTAAAGATGTACGTAAAGATTTAGAAGCTGTTGCAGAACATGTTATCAATGAAACAGATGACATTAAAGATGCGCTTGCTAAAGAAATAACAAAACGTACTGAAGGTGATAAAACTCTCACTGACGCTATAACAGAAGAAAGAGATAGAGCTAAAGCTGTAGAAGAAGAGTTACGCACTGGACTTGCAGAAAAATGGGAGAACAGAGATAAAATAGAGGGAAGTATTCTAAAAGGCGGTGACTACATTGTTTATTCTAACGGAAAAACAGAAATTCCTTCAAAAGACCAAACTGATGAAAAGAAAGGTAGCAATAATATCACGTTAACTTTCAATGCTAATTTTGGTAAATTCTAATAAAAATTAAAAAGTTATTACAAGATGATAAATAGATTACAATTCGTACATCACGGAGATGGTAACGAAGGAATATTTAAGACAAGAGAAGAGGCAATTGCTTACGTAACTGGTAATAGCGTTGTTAATACTGCATTCAAGATAACTGGTGATACTGGTGCTGACAATGCAATAGATTGGCTTCCTTTGTATGCAGAACCTATGGTTTTAGAATACGGTGATAAAGAAAATCCAAACGTTATCTTAGCCATTGGTTCAAAGGGAGACGGAAGAACACCAAGTACTCAAAATAAAGTATTCTTCATTGACATAGAAGGTGTTAATGAACGAGTTGACAATGCTTACAAAGAGATAGCTGATGCTGTTAAGAAGTTTGCTTTTGTCACAAAGAATAGTAATACACTTGAATTATCAAAAACCACATCAACTGACGGTACTGAAAACATTTTATCAGGTAGTGTTAAAATAGCTGATAATGTTATTCTCAATAGAAAAGAAGTAGGGAACATCATTAAAGAAAACAAGGATGGACTTTACTCTTATGTTGGTATGACGTATGATAATACCAAAAAAGTACTTAAGTTCCAAGTTAACGATAATGAAACAGATATATCATTACCAACGATAGAAGATGGCTATTACGATATTACAAAAGAAGCGCTGATTTTCAAATATGCTGACGGTCGTGAGTTAAAGGTTGATATGGATGACCTTATAGACGAATGGACCACAGAGGGAGAATCAAGCAAAACACCTATTGTACTTACAAGAGATAGACATTCAGACACAGGTGTTGTAGACAATGATAGACGTAGTGGAAAATGGAAAGATGTATTAAAGGCAGATGTTAGAATTGCACCTAAAGAAATGGGTGTTGATAACATCTTGAAAACAATAGGTGATGGTAAATATCTTTATGTATCTGGACAAGCTAAGAATATCAGCTATTATGATAAAACAGGTAAGAAAACTAATGTACAAGATGCGTTAGATTCTTTAAAAACACCTATTTCTAACGACCCAACAAACTTGTTACAGTGGAAGTATGGTTCAGACAATGTAATCGACGGATTATACGCTGGTATAGATATTGAATATGATGATAAAACAAATACCATCACATTTATCAATACATCTTCTGATAGTAAAAATAAAAAGCAGAGTTTTAAATTAAATAGTGCTTCTTTTATTAACAGAATATATACAGATACTGTAAATGAGAAAGTTGTATTAGAGTATTATAACCAAAAAGGCGAATTAGAAACAGCCGATATAGATTTGAGTCATTTAGTTGATGAATGGGTTGTAAATAATGAGGCACATTCTGTAGAACTAAAGAAACAAACTAACTATCCTGGTGCTGACATATTAACAGCTGATGTTAAAATTTATAATGATATAAATGATAACAACGCTCTTAAAGAAGTCGGTTCAGAACATGGTCTGTTTGTGGATAGAAGAGCATCTAATATCAAGTATAACAAAGACGGTGTTAATACAGACGCACAGAAAGAACTTGATAGTATCAATAAAACATTAAATAAGTTAAATAAGAACGCTAATGTTAATGTAGGCGAAACCAGTACCGTTCAATTAACAAAGAATGAGACTGTAGATGGCTTTAAAATTACAGGTGATGTTAAACTTAATCGTGATAACAACCTTGTAATTGAAACTAATACAGGTTTGTTAGCTACTATTGATTATGATGCAACTAAGAATGAGTTAATTGTATCAGATTCAACTAATGCTTCACGTGTACGTAGAATACCTCTTGCTACATCTAAGATTGTTAAAAAGGCTGAATATAAAGCTGAGACAGAGGAGTTAGTACTTGTTTTTGATGATATTGAAAGCAAGAATGGAGAAACTGTAAGTATTCCTATGAGCGGTTTAATTACCGAATGGGAAACATCTCAAACAGAAAACCAGAATCATACTGTTGAACTTAATAGAACAAGAGTTATCAATGGTAAAGACGTATTAACTGCTGATGTACACATTGTTCGTCATAAGGATGATAATATCCTTACACAGGTAGAGGAAGATGGAGTACAGAAACTTTATGTTTCAAGTCAGAAGATTAAGGAAAATAAGGATGCTATTGATGGTTTAAAGAATGAGTTAGCTGTTGTTAAAACTAAGAGTGAAAGCAATGGTAATAGTATAGATACTTTAAGTGGAAAAGTAGATACTATTAATAATCATATTCAATATAATGAAACTGCTTTAACAAGTTTAAATCGTGATATTCAAGAAAATAGTACTAAAATTAAAAATTTAGAAGGAAATTTAAGTAATGTTACCCAACAACAGAATCTTATCACTCACTATATTGAAAAATTTAGAGATAGTTTTAATTTTATCGGAAATGATATTATCAATTTAAAAGCAAATGACGAAAAGTTAGATACTAAAATTACTAAAGTATCTGACGATTTAAAAGATGCTATTAAAAATGGTAAGTATACATTCAAAAGTGAAAACTCTACTATAAAATTCAATGTTGCTAAAGACAATATTGATACTACAACCAATGTTGTTAATGCACAGGTTTTACCTTCTACCGCTTCAGATAACATTATTAAGATTTCTAATAATGCTGACGGTGCAGGTGTATACGCATCTATCAATTTAAGATATGATAGTGGTACAAACAGTCTTAAGTGGAAGACATCTGCAATGAATGAAGAACAGACCATTACACTCAATGCTGGTTCTGTTATCAAAGGTATGGTATATGATAAAGACAACAAGAGTCTTGTCATAACGTACGAGGTTGATGTTGAGGGACGTAAAACAACCAACAACATTACAGTACCAGTAATGGACTTGTTCAACGAGTGGGATGTTAAAAACTATGAAACCAATTCAGCTATTAAACTTGTTAGAAATGATAGAGATATGATTAGTGCGGATAACCATACCGACATATTATCAGCAAGAGTTATTTTAGCTGGAGAGGGCAATGATGTAGACCATGCAGACAACTTGTTAACAATAAGTAATAATGGTTTGTATGTTGGCGGAGATAAAGTAAGAAACTTCATTAAAAAGGAAACAAATGATGTTTCAGAAACTCTTAAGAATAACCTTAAAGCAATAGGTAAAATTGTTACTGGAAAAGATAATGTTACCGATGGAGATAATTATCAAGGTTTAAACGCTGGTACAACTAATGAAATTTTACAGAATGCAACAAGTTTAGTAGATGCAGACCGTAAATTAGCAGATGAATTAAAAACTATTAAAGAAAATATAACTAACCTTTATAACGGTTCAGATACTTATTCAAGTAGTGTTTCTGCTAAGAAAGAGAATGGTAGTAATGTAAATAAATTAGCAGTAGATGTACGTTTAGCACATTACAATGGTACACATGGCTCAGAGGGACAAAGTGACACTGGCAATGAAAGTGTAGAAGTACAAAATACAAGCGAAATCGGTCATGATTACAACCTTATCAAAATAGTACATGTTAAGGATTCTAAAGAAAATGCTGAATCTAATGGACTTTACTTTGACGGTTCTATTGATTACGGAACATTCTAAAAAAAATAAATATTACTGTAGGTGATTAAAAACCTATGGTAAGATTATATTTAATAATAAAAAATAATTAATTTTATATATAATGAGACATTTACAACTTCGGAGAAGCAACAACATTTATAATACAATAGATGAAGCTAAAGCAGCTCTTACTGGTCAAAGTGCAAATCTTTTAGATGGTGAACCAATTGTAGTAAGCTACAAAGATGCAACAGCAACTGAATCGAACGGTGTTGCACAGATTATTGGTTTTAAAATTAAGAAGAATAACGTAGATACCATTTATACATTAAATCTTCAGGATATTATAAAGAAATCCAAACGAGGTGAAACTATCAAAGAAATTAAACGTTTGGAAGATGCTGACGGACAATATTCTAAGACGGCTGAGGATTCACATCCTACGAGCGGTGATACTGTTTCATCTGATAAATATGTTATAACAAAAGAGACTGTTAAACCAGACGGTCAGATAGAAACAACAAGGGACGCATTTAAATTGATGTATACAAACGTATCACCAGTTAACTTGAGAGTTCCAGAAACTATCGGTGATATTGAAGCTGGTACTACAGCTGGTTCTTTGAATAATTATACCCTATCAGAGATAATTGATAAATTAATTTTCAAAACTATATATCCAACAGTTACTGAACCTACAGCAACTATTGCTACTAACAAGTATACTAATGGGGCATCTGTTAAAATAGGTTCTGAGGCTTTGGCAGATAGCAACTTATCAGTAACACTTAATCAGGGTAATGTACATGTAGCAGATGGAGTAACTGCTGACATAAGATATGTTGGCACAAAAACAACTGAAACATATACAAATAACAATGGTGCTATGACAACTGGAACAAAAGTTGACAGAGCTAACAATAAAACGGTATATGCTACATTAGGTTCTTTTGTTTACAAAGGTACAGCTAATTATGCTGCTGGTGTAACTATCCGCACATCAAAAGGTGATAGTCCAAATCCAATTAAAACTACTAATGGTGGTAATGTTGCAAACCCACATCCAGCAGGTAGTATAGCAACAAGCAATAATATTACAATTAATGTAACAGCACCTGTTTCAGCAAATACTGGTACTACTTTCTCAACGAACCTTGTAGAGCTTCCGTTACAGGCTTGGACACAGGCTTGGACATATCAGGTTCAGTTCCCTAATACAGATAACGCTCACCCTCTTGTTATTAAGACTCCTAAGAAATTAACAGCTGCAAATGCATTTAATACTATTAGTGGTAGATATGATGTTAATAAATTGAGCGGTTTTGGTAATCCTGTTGAGAGTGATGAAACTATATTCACTGATTCAACTGGAAATGCCGTTAAAGTTAAGTATTATACATATACTTGGAATGGTGGTGCGTTAGCATCTGTTAAATTTGAACTAAAAATGAATTAATAGTAAGAAACAATGGCTGAAAAAAATTTCGTATTACATAGTAATAGTATTGCATTACCAGCACCAATGATGGCTGGCTCATCAGACCCTGTTGATGCAAGATATATTGTTAAAACAAAGGCTAACTTAACCGCTGGTGCAAGCACATGGAACACATCTGGTAACTATGCCCTCATCCATATTGGTATGCAAGTTTATGTTGCAGATGAAAAAATACAATATATGTATGTTGGTCCAGAGGATGCACAGAATGGTGTATTATTGTCTGAAACTCAGAAGTTAGAGAACTGGAGACCTGTTTCAACACCAGATTTTAATCCTAACAGTACAATTAAGAATGTTAGTGTAAATGGTACAGCTGGTACAGTTAACAATGGTGTCGCTAATGTAACAATCAATCCAAATACATTAACTCTTGGTAATGATTATGATACAACAAATTTAGAAGCGTCAGAACCGTTAACTATAAGTGGTACTGATAGTGTAAACAAAGCATTCAAAAAGGTTAATAAAATTATTACCGACAATGAAAAAGTAGTAGCTGCTGCACTTAATGACCTTAATACAAGAACAAAGGAATTAAGTGGTAAAACTGTTACTGAATTAACAAGTTCTAATAATACTATTGGCTTTACTCGTACTAAAAAATCTGATGGAACGATTAATTACGATTTAAGTGTAATAGGTGGTGGTGGCGCTGCTACTAATTCTAAAACTTATGATTTTGCTACATCTACAGATGCTACTCATAATGTTAAATTTGAAAAAAATGAAGTTGGTAATCTAACAAATGTTAGTGCAAATATTGACGTTTATGATTGCGGTGAATATTAAACCTAATAGATAAATAAACAATAAAAAAGACTATAGCATTAATACTATAGTCTTTTTTATTTTAATAAGAAACATCCGCTTCCTGTGGTACTGAAATATCATCAAATACATAACCACCTGTTGAAGGTTTTTTATCTGGAATATTGTTAAAATAGAAGTGCAAATCAGAACCCATTGTAACAATAGATGTAATATAAGAAGGTATAACACCGTCTTCCTCAAATGCCTCTACATCTTCTGGTGTAATCTTTTCTAATGCTTCCAAATAACGAGTATTCTCTAATTTATAAGCTTCATTATCTTCTTGAGAACGTTCCTCGTAATACTTCTTGACTAAACCATCCCAATCTATTCCACACTCATCAACAAAAGGAGGACGTTCGTTAATCTTCAACCAGAACTCAATTTCTTTCCTCTCAGGGGTCATAAGTGCCTCATAGGTATCTTGGTCGGTAGGCTTATTTGGAAAGCCGTGAACGAGCTTAGATTCACTCTCAGTGAAGAATTTTCTATCCTTTGGATTAGTTATAAGAATTTCATTTCTAATATCTGGTGAAAAACATACCAAAAGTGGACGTATTCTATTATTGAATTGTGAAATATATTTATCAACATTATATTCAATAGGTTCATAACCTAAATCCTCGATTTCACTACATAAAATATCATCTTCACTATTAATAATATCAGAAGGAACAATTTGACAATTTAATATAATCTCATCTTCTTCACGTTTAATGAAAGGTTTAAGCATTTCCTTTTTGTCTTTTGTCTTGAGATTCTTATAAAGAATACCTTGTTTCTCGCAAATCGGACTTATTAATTGTCTTATAACCTTAGCTGTAAGTTCTACTTCTTCACCATTTATGATAGTATATTGATGAGTAATACGCTTTACATCTGATTGACTCTTCTTAACACCAGTATTGATATAATATATTGTATCACTTACCTTTACAGGTATATTCTCTTTAAGTGCTAATTCATACCATGCTTGACGTGATTTTTTACTTCCACTCTTCGTAAGAGTTTTTGAATCAGCAATATACTCTTCCATCGTCTTCTTAATATTACCCTTAGAAGCAATATCTCTAATTGGAATTTGATAATTATAAATTTGTTCGATATAATTGTAATAGTTCTCAAGGAACTTATAGCCATTGTCATGAAGAAGTAAATCAATACCTGTATCAATAAACTTCTCAAGATAACCAGACATCTTACGTGATTTAATAGTGTTACCTACTTTCTTCGTCTTACCATCTGGCATGAGGTCAGCATAATTCTTACGTGCAAATTGGATACAAGCATCACAATACTCGTCTATTCCAAGACCCATTTTATTAACTCCACCATTCCATGCATGAGTAAAATAAGTATCTTCAAATTCTGCCACATCAGCATCAACACGTGTGTATGCTTTACCTTTCACACTATTACGTCCACCACCAGTACTTATATACGGATGTTCGTTATTATATCTAAATTTATCTTCTTCTGGCATTTGGAAGTTAAAACCATCAGTATCTCCTACAACAGGTGTATAACCAATATTGGTAAAGTGAGAAATCATAAGACGTAAAGACATACGACCGATACAAGTTGTTTTCTCTGCTGCATCAATATCTCCAAATGGGAATACCATAGGACATCCATAAGAACCAAAGAAACCGTTACCTAACACCTTTAGAGGAAGCTGTTTTTTATCGTTACCAATCTTTTCAGCTTTCCAATATCTAACGGCTTCTAACATTTTGTTAATTTCATCTTCGGATAGACCTGTAGCGTTAGCAATCTCATCTTTAATTTCATCGGCTTTTGAACCAGCTTGATTCTTTAAATCCTTATATTTCTCTCTTTGTGTAAGAATATACTCAAGGAGATATAACATAATATTCATTACATCAAGAGAAGTAGAAATATTCCATGTAAGAATAATAGAAGGATAAAGGGAATTAAAATCCAACTTTACAATACGTGAAACATATCCTGTTATAAGAAGACGTGAAAGACCACCTGTAAACTTTCTATTAGAAGTTGTAGATGGAATAGCTAATTCATTCTCGTAACACCACGCAAGCATGATAAGTTTCCACACACCAGCAGTACCCATAGTACAAGTACGTGAAAACGAAGTCGGAATCATCTTTCCAACAAGGAAATTAGACTCATTTAATTTAAGTTCTACTTTATCTGTTTCCCATAAGTCATCATACAAATAACGTTCAACGATATATTTACCAGATTTTAAAACATATCCATCTCTTAATGGTTTACTATCTGTAACTTTGTACCAATCACCATTATCATCATTAAATGCATATACTTCATCAGTTACAGCCCATGTCTGATTAATAATATCTCCAGGAACATATACACGATTTTGTTTATTTAATCCAAGATATTTAGTTACATACTTCAAATTAGATGACTTCATACTTGAATCAAGTGCTTGCGCTCTACGTGCAGCATGCATAGAATCAATGATATTAGTACCCCACATAATAGTCGGATAATAATACTCCATTTCGCCACCAAGTTTCAAGACAGTCTGCTTCTTCTTCTTGAAAATAGGGTGCCTATTAAGATACTTTGCTGAAAGTTCAGAGAAATCTACTCCGTGTTCTTTACATCTAACAATAATGAAATCCCAGTCGAAGTTTTCAGAATTATGACCTGCAACATTATCTGGTTTATCTTCGGAAAGAATCCTAACAAATTCCTCAATAGCTGCCATTTCGGATTTCCACTTCTCCTCTTTATTACCTGTTATATTAATAATTTTCTGAAAACCCTTATTATTACGATAACCAATCTGACTAATCATATGATACTTCGCATTAAGACCTTCAGTTTCAAGGTCAAAAGTAGTTCTCTTTAAGTCATCATAATTATCATAACCTTTAAAAAGTCTTTTACCAGTGGAAATCATAAACTGTTCCACAGGACTACAGGTCATAAATTCTTTACTACCGCCTATTGCATCATCGTTTTTCTTTTTCCTTTCATATATAGGCACACCAGATTCCTGAAAGAACATCATAAAGACTTTATATGACATCTTTCTGTACGAATAAAAAAGGAATTTATAACCTTCATCAAGACGTGAACTAACACTTCCATCATCACCCTGAGTTTGAAGAGCTTTGATTTTGATTCCGTATTGGCGAAGTTTTCTAACAAATAAACTCCTATCTCCACCAAACATTCTTTGACAAGCACTATTTTTAACCCAAACAAAGGGATAAAAATTTTCACGTTTAACACGCTTGTCACCATTTTCATTAACATAGATAATACTTGCCGTATTATCATCATAACCACACTCTATAGATATAATTCTCTCCATAGGGTCATGACCATTGAGAAACCTCTCAACGTCTTCAGGTGTAATTTTCTTCATAAATAATTGTTTTTAAATTATATTCTTAAAGCCACATCAACAATGGCATCAGAAACGTTGCAAAGATACAAAATCTTTATAAAAAAAACAAATGTAAAAAGATAAATAATTAAAATATAAATGATATTTATATTAAAAATACTAATAAATTATGAAACAAGTTATAAGACTTACAGAGGCTGATTTACATAATATTATAGAAAATTCAGTAAGAACTGCTTTACAAGAGAATATGACAAATGAAGGTGTTTGGGATAATGTAAAGGCTGGTGCTAATGCATTTTTTGGTAGAGGTGTAGGAAATGCATCACAAAGACATAACGCACCAAATGACACAGAAGTAAACTATAATTTAGGTAAACGTTGGCAAGCAGCGAAAACAAACTACAAAGAGCAAGGTGCATACGATAAGAAACAAGAGATGATTAAACAATTGCAATCATTTGCACAGAAATATGGCGACAAAATGACTATTGGCGAATTAATTAAGAGAATTAATTATAGCGCAATGAACAATAGAAGCAATCAGAGCTACGCAATTAATCAAATCTATAAATAGAACTAAAATAACTTATTTATCAAATAATTAATTGCTAATAAGAGAATATTATGTGTTTTCTTATTAGCATTTTTTTGTTGTAAACCTTCGTCAGTAAGTGATACAAACGAACCGTCTAATGGTACATCCACTCCAAACTTGGTATTAATTTGTTTACATACTTCTTTAAAACGTTTACCATGTTTAGAATCTGCTTTTTTATTTGTACAGTATAAAAAGATATGAACCATCTCATGTAACATAATTCTTTCAAGACATTGTTCATTCCACTCATACATATCACTGAAATAAATTGTAGTATTTATTTTATCATTTTTAGTAGAAAAATAACATCCAGCTAAATTATGAATAGAATGGTCTATTCTAAATGATAAACCTGTTTTAGGTAATTCATCATTAAAGAAGTGATGATTACAATTTTTATATACTTCTTTTAGATAATTTTTAGTAAGTTTCATGAACTACATTTTTTAAATTTTATGCAAAGATAAGACGTATTTATTAAACAAACAAATTAATTGAGTTAAATATTTATAAATGTAATTTTAAAAATTATGAAACAGGAAAATTTAGATAAAATAGATAAAAGTATCGAACTTTTAAAAGAAGTCTATGAAGATGAATTAATGAATGGTGGGAATAGACATGACTTTAGATTAACAAGTTTGATAGAAATAATAAAAAAAGTTGCATCTTGGAGAAAAAGATGCAACCTATCAACTAACTCTTGTTCCCGATTGGTAAGATGGTGATAACCAAATCTTCTCTAATAGGCATCCACAAATTACCTGTCGGATAAGATGTTTCATCTGATTTTATTTCACCAAAGGTTATTTCAAAATAACCATTAAATGTGCCGACATCTTGTGTATCACGTTTTTTCCAGTCATAACAGATAACATATTGTTCCACACATCCATCACCCTCTTTTTTCTTAATATAACAAGGTGCTTTAGCTATTTTCGTGACATTAGTATCTGCATTTACCATTGTAAATGTAATGACGGCATTCTGTATCATGTCATGGAATTTATTAAAGTCATGCCTTCCATCCTCAATCAATTCCATTCTTAATTGAGGAAGAAGACTATTCTGACGTAAATAGAAATACTGCATATCTTTTTACAATAAATATTAACCAATTAGAATACTTTTCATCGCAAGTTTGGATTCAACATCAAAATAAGTTTCGCCAAAATTAAATACTAATCTTCCGTCATCTGGATAAGATTCGTAATCATCAATGTTCTCATAAGCGAGTGCGACTATTCCGTCCATACAATCTTGCATTCCAAAACAGCAACAATGTTGTACAAGGTCGAATTTAATTTTTGTTCTTACTACATGCGTTTCCGTCTTATATTGTTCGTCAACCATTAAGTTATTGATAAGACCTGCAGGTTTTTCATCAAAATTTTCACCCCATACATTATCTATATCATCAGTAAAAATAAATTCATAACGATACTTACCGTCTTCTTCCATTCCTACTACATTAACGAAACATAGTTTCAAATCTTCATTATTTTCCATCATATATTATTTTTCATTTTCAGTAACAATTATATTATCAATAATACTTTGTTTACCTCTTACTTTATCTAACATCTCCTCATAGAAAGTATCAGAGAAAACTTGATAATAAACGGTACATTTCTTTGTTTGATTTAAACGATGTATTCTATCCTCAGCTTGTAAATTATCACCAGACACCCAAGAGAAACTATTAAAGATAGCTACATCGGATGCTACAAGCGTTAAACCCACACCAGCTGAATTAATATTTCCTACGAACACTTTGACATTTGGGTCATTTTGGAAAGAATCTACTGATTTATCCTTATATTTATTAATCATCTTGCCATTATGTTTAACCGCAATATCACCAAATTCTTTCATAAGTGTATTAATTTCATCATCAAAAGAACAGAAAACGACAACTTTATGACCAAGTTCTACACATTTTCTTGTAAGAGAAATTGTTCTATCCAACATTTCATGCGCCAACCATTGTCTTAAAAGAACTCCCTCAGTAATCTTCTTATACTTCTCAGCATCCACCATTGCCTTCATTCCATCCTCGAATGTGTCAGCAGATTCAATTTTAGAATCTCTATATTCGCACCATACTCTATCATATTCCTCACGCTGTTCAGAAGTAAGGTTATAATGTAATACTTTAACGGTTTTTGGAACCATATTACCAAATTCCTCTTTCATTCTGCGCAAATAGTACGGTTTAAGTAACTCCTGTAGTTCTTCTAAGTTAGATGAACCACCAGTTTTCCATATCTTCTTACATTTTTTAGAAAGAATATTATTTAATTCTTCTTTTTGTTGTTCAGATAAATCATACCAGCTACTCTTTTTAACCTTTTTAAGATAAAGTGCAGTGTGTGCATCTCTTTCGTTCTTTTTATAGAATGCCTTACCATCACAATATCTTTCAACATAATAAGTCCAATCTTCGGCAAGCGGACAATTAATAATCTTCAATAGATTGAAGAAGTTAATTGGTCTATTAGTTATTGGAGTTCCAGTTAATTCGTAAACGCCAGTCGGTCTTGCTCTTTTCACAAAGTCTGAAATGATTTTATAACGCCCAGAAGTTGTATTGGACAATCTATGAGCTTCATCAATAATAATGAGGTCGAAATTTGACTGAAATAACTGAGATTCAGACATAGCATCACAAATCACCTTACGACTTCTTGAAATTATCTCTTTTTCTTTGTATTCAGAAACAACCTCACCCTTTTCATCAACACTCATTTCTTTAACGTGTATTTTTTGAGTAGGTATCGTATAAAAATTTTTAAGTATGTCGTAATTAATAATAGTAAATCTTGCATCAACCCAAGTTGAACCATTTACGATAGTAATATCCTCTTTTGGAACAAGAAGAGACAACTCCTTTTCCCACGTCTTTTTAACAGACGCAGGCGCAATAATCAATATATGTTTATAACCGCCATGAAGTGCTGCTACTATAGCCGAAAAAGTCTTACCACTACCCATAGCAGATGCAAGAATTGCTTTAGGATGAGCGGTAAGAAACTTAACTGCCTCCTCTTGATAAGGCATCATTACACGTCCACTCATCTGATTATATGGTGTAAAGTCAATTTCCATTGTATTATGGTCTGGAGTAAGGAAATCTGTAAGTATTGCCTTTTTAGGTGCAAAACACATAACAGCCTTATCTTGATTCTGACGATAAAAACAATAGAAACAATAATAATCTTTTGTTTCTCCTAAATAATAAGTAATTTTAAGTTTAGAAGGGGTAAATTCAAGTTCCCAGTCTTCTTGCTTCTTCTTGCCCCACCAATTTATAATAGAAACAATTTTATTAACTAACAGTGGTTCTTTATTATAATTGTTTAAGATAAACTCACATTCAAAATTATTGAGAGTCTTTGTCTTATATGCATACACTGAATTTTTAAGAGAAATAATATATGGGTTTTCACCATTATATTCTCTTAATAATCTATGTGAGCGATTTATTTCATCTAAAGACAATGCCATCGTAAATTATATTTTATATTTATAATAATATAAAATATAAAACTTTTTTTGATAAAGTCAAATGATATATATGTTTTGTATGTTAATATTTATATAAAAAGTGTAAATAATGAAAAATATTATTATAAATGAAAGCCAATATAAACTTTTTGAAGCAGCTAAAGATGGATTTAGTTTAGATAAACTTAGTGGGCTTAGCTACAACAAAAAAGTAGCATATTGCAAAAGTTTCTTAGGCAATCCAGTTGGTAGTGGTTCAAGTAGAATGGTTTTCCAAATAGATGATGAAAAAGTGTTGAAATTAGCTAAAAACGTTAAGGGTATTGCACAGAATGAAGCAGAATGTTCAACATTAAATGATTATTATAAGAACAACTATAGTCTTTTTCCTAAAATTTTCATGTATGATGGAGAGCATACTACAATGTATTCATACGATGGGGAAAAAGAGCCTTCATTTCAGTGGATTGTAAGTGAGTACGTGTTACCTGCAAAAGCGCAAGACTTTAAAAAAGTAATAGGATTTACTTGGAAACAAGTTCAAGCATTTATCTTGTCAGCTGGAAGAATTGCAAATCCATCAAGATTCCAAACACGTCAGATACTTTCAGATGATAATTTAAGAGATATGTTAGATTATGATGAAGAAAATTCTTATATCCTTACTGAATTGTATGATTATATAATGAATTATAGACCACCTGTAGGTGATTTCTGTAGATTAGCAAATTGGGGAATGACAATAAGAGACGGAGAACCTCATATGGTAATCTTAGACGACGGATTTAATGAAGAAATAGCTGATAAATATTATAGTTAAGAAATGGCAGAAATTACATTCAATCAAGGAACAAAGAGAAGAGTTCCTATAAATAGAAATAATCTATTCTATGATAAAGAATCTTTTGATTTTGAATTACAGGTCGGTAAAGATTATATAGAACAGGACATGAATCAAACAGTAGTACTATATCAAGTTAAATTAAGTACTACAAACACCGATGCTGTTTATGGTGAAGCTGATGTCAATAATATAGAATATGAAACACCTGTAGAAATACATTGTGTTTATAAAATAGAACAACCAGAGTTAAAATCATATGATAAGACAAAGCAATTAGGTACATATGTAAAAACTGGTAAACTTACTGTGAGTGTGTATCAGGAAACACTTCAAGAATTAGGTGTTGATATTAAAAATGGTGATTATATTGGTGTACAGGTAAAACCAGATTTAATGATATATTTTGTTGTTAACAATGACGGTAAAAACAATTATGATAATGGGCATACATTATGGGGTACAATACCACTTTATCGTACAATCCAAGCAAGTCCTGTAGATACATCAGAATTTAAAGCTTAAAGGTTATGATTAAGGAAGATTCAAAATATTATTTCAAACAAAAAACAAGTAATGAAATCTCTTCGTTACTAAGACAGTATGGTTGGGGTACTTTTCCACCTAAGATTATTGATAAATTCTTATATTCTAAAGGATTTGTTAAAAATCAGTATTATAGATGGTCAGAAGCTGCTTTTGAAGAAGTTTACAGAAACAGATATACTCTCAACCAAATGATACAACAAGAAAAAGAGAAACAAAAAACAAAAAGGGTAGTTAAACGTAAAGAAAAAACCTTAGACCCTAAATATAGCGGTTGGAATAAGGGTATTTCAAGGGCTTCTCAGGAACTATTAGATAGTGATAATCCAAATACATTAAAGTTTGAAAATAAAGCCTCTAAACGCAATTTAAAAGAACGTTTAAAATCTATCAATGTATTGATTGAGAACTTAAATAATGAAGTTAACTTAATGCATGGTAGTTTCAAGGATTTTGATAAATTTGACTTGAAATATCTTAATAGTGGATGGGGAAATCAAGCGTTTGGATATGGTTTATACTTCACAACATCTGAAGAATGTGCCAAGGAATATGCAAGAGGTGGTATTATTTACCATGCTGAAATTTCTGGTAACAAATTTCTAACATATGATAAAACTCCATCTAAAAGAGAAAGTATGAGTATTGCAAGAAAGTTCTTCAAGTATTATACAACAGAAGATGAGTATGGAAAAGATGCTTATAAAGGATGCGAACAGGATTTTTGGGACTACGAATGCATTTATATAACACAATGTCAAGATGAAGGTAGTATTTATGGTACAATTTCAAGTATAATGGGTAGCGATAAAGAAGCAAGTGCTTTTCTAAACAAAATAGGATACACAGGACTAATAGCACATGATGAACAAGGCTTCGACATATATGTTATCTTCAATGACAAAGATATTAACATTACAAAAAAGGAGAAAAAATAATGGCACTTATACAACCTAAACCATTTATTAACAAAATGAAACTTAGACATAATTCATATGGTGTTGAAAAGCGCAGGAATATGTCTAAAGTGATTCTTGAACATGGAACTCCATTGCCAAAGCCAGTGGGATATGAAGATATTGACCAAGAATTTTTCGATTGGGTTGACAAAAAAATAGATATAGTTTATGATGGTAAGAAACTACCAACATATAAGTTATATAGTAGCCAAAGAATAAGTGAATATTCACAAACATGGAAGAATTTAGATGAATCTGGCAGTCTTGTACTTAACTTCAAAACTATAACACGTGCGCCTAACCCACAGAAGGGTGAGAGTCAAGGACCTTATATGAATATACCAGGGCATAGAGATTATGCAGTTTTCTATGAACCAGTACTTCAGGAAAATGGAACTGAAGCCTATGATATGTATACTATGAAACAACCGTTTGCAGTTAACTTTGATTATATGGTCGGAATAGTATGTAACAAGTATGAACTTCTGAACCGTATGAATGAATTAATACATTATGAATTTCAAAGTATACAGAGTTATATTTTCCCAAATGGTCATCCTATGCCAATAACACTTGAAGATATATCTGATGAGTCAGAATACACTATAGATGATAGAAAGTATTATTCACAGACGTTTAAAATAAAATTAAAAGCGTATATCATTCGTTCAGAGGACTTTGATGTTAAACATTTACCTTCAAGATTCATTATGCGTTCATACGATGATGTAGCTGTAAGTAATACTGGTGGTGGTATTATAGACACCTTTGATGAAAACATATCTAAAATAAAATCATCAAGAATGTCAGATAGCGAAATGAACAATAGACCTAATTCAGATAATTCATCTAATGGTTTTTCACATGCCATGAAAGATGATAATACACGTATGACAGATAGAGAGAGAATTATAACATATGATGACTCAGAAACAAATGGAATAACGTGTGAACCAGAAATACCTACTAATAAATTTAAAGATACAAATACTTGTGTAAAAATTTGTAATACAGAAGATGAATGTTGCGACAAGGAAGAAGAAGATGTAGAAAAGTATTATAATAAGAAACTAAGTTTTGTAATCAATATTGATGCATGTGATAGTTCTGAAAGTTTTACCATTGATACAGACATGATATTAGACACTGTAGAAACAGAAAACGTATATGATATGGTATTGAAGATAAATGGTGAAACTATGGCTTTAGATGGTAAAGAAATTAACTTTTATAAAGAGGATGAAATTACTGTAGAGATAACAAGAGATGACCTTTATCAAGATTCTAAAGTTATATTACATGGTTTTGACCCTGATACAGTGATTGATGGTGATAGTTCTCCAGAAAGTCCTCTTGATGAAGTAGCCGATGAAGAAATAATTGTCATTGAAAAATAGGAAATATGATTGTTACGATAAAAGATGTTATCAAAATAGAGAAAACTCTATTAGAAATAGAAGAGAGATATAAATTTGTTTTAGATTTTAACGATGTTGTAACTCTAAAGGGGTTAATTAAAGAAATCGGAGAAATTACTGAATTGTTTTTTAATTTGCAAATAGAATACGGAGAGAAATATCATGATACTAAATTACTTAGTGAATACAAAGATAAATTATCAAAGAATAAATTTGAATTAAATGTACAAAAATATATCAATTTTTTAAATTTAATAGAATTAAAAACCAAAAAGAATAAAGCGAATTAGATTATAAATATAACGATTCATATTTTTTCTCTTATATAATGTACTATTGAATGAAATACAATATTTATATAAAAGAACAATAATGACACTTTTTAATAAAATAGTGGTTGAAAAAATAAAATAATTTTTAAAATAGATATAATATTATGGCAGATAATGCAAGAGGTATACACGTTTCTCCTGGTATTTATGGTCGTGAAATAGACATGACCTATGCTGTTAAGAGTCTTGGTATCACAAAGTTAGGACTCGTAGGAGAATCTTTGCGTGGTCCTGCTTTCCAAGCAATTGATACACCAAACTGGAGAGAATACAAAGAGGTATTTGGTGGTACAAGTACAGAGAAATTTAAGGGAAGTCAATACCCTAAGTACGAAGCACCATATATTGCAAAATCATATTTATCAGAATCAGAGAATCTGAAATTCGTGCGTGTATTGGGTCTTAGTGGATACAATGCTGGTCCAGCATGGTTAATTACAGCTGATAGAGAAATCGTAAATGATGCAGAAAGAGGAAGCAAGATGGTAGTTGCTGTTCTTCGCTCTCGTGGTTCATATCATCCATATATGAAGTCAACATCAAATGATGATACTTGTGTTTGTTCATCAAATTCTTATGATGTTTTGACATATAATGTTGGTGAAACAGCAGCTACACAGGCTGATGATTGCAAAGCACCAAGGAAGTATAATATGGGTGCACTTAGAATTTTACCATATGTGCCTCTTTATTCACTTGGTAACGAGTGTTCAGGTTTTGGCTTAAGTCCAGATACTTCAAGTTTCCAAGTTAACACCTTAAATTATGGACGTTTTAAAATAGCAGGTTTCTTAGGTGCACATACAGAGGAACAATTGACTGCTTTATGGGGAGAAGTTGAGAAAGGTAAACATCCTGACGGATATTTTGAATATCCAGTTTCATTGAATCCTTCTGATAAAGAGTATATTCTGAATGTATTAGGCAACAAGGCACAAGACGGTGATGCGCCTGTATTTGTAGAGACACTTTACGATGTATCTTTACAACAGGGTATTGTAGAGGGTACTATCAGTGCTATTTCAAACTCTCTTGAGGCTTATCAGGTATATTACACCAACGATTATAATGGTCTTGAGACTGTATCTGGTTTAATCGAACTTCAGGAGGAGGGTCTGACAAGACGACATGTTGGTTTGAGATATTTGGCTGATAAGAGAGCAAGCGTTGCAGCTAAAGATGGTACAAGACAGGCTATCCATGCACATCCTTATAACTATATAACTGGTCAGCCTATTACATATGAACAGTTAGCTGCAAAGAAACTTGAAAAAGATGGACTTTCAGTTGCCATTGCAAGTATTCCTGATAATAGAATTGTAGGTAAACCAGATGAAACTAAATTCGACAAAACTACAGAAGCTGGTAAAGCTGCATATGCTGCAGCAATGCAAGAGCCTGTAAAAGTAATTGTTGAACCAGGACAGATTTACACAGTCGCACAATATACTGGTACTGACGGTAAGAGACATTACTTCTATGCTTACAATTTAGCTGAGTCAGTTGAACTTTATGAGAAAGATTGGAAAGCAAAACGTACAGCAAAGGGTGAGAAAGGTGGAGATTTAAACACAGCACCTATGTACGATAAGTTAAGAAATCCAGAAGAGGGTGCAACAACTCAAGTAACAAAGAGAACACTTGTAAAGAATAGTTCAGATGGTATGTATTGGCGTATGAATACAGCCAATGACGATATAACATTTGCAGCATGCGATATGAATGATTATAAGTCAGCTTATCGTTACGCATCAACACCTTGGATTGTTTCTAACTTGAAAGGTGATTACAACAAAATGGAAGTAAACAAGTTGTTTAGATTCCACACTATCTCTGACGGTGACAGTTCTAACAACGAAGTTAAAGTTTCTATTGAGAATATCCGTCCAGACGAGGGTCGATTCGATGTTGTAATTAGAGATATTAATGATACCGATGAAGCACCACGAGTTTACGAACGCTTTGGTAGATGTTCTATGATTCCTGGTCAGAGCGACTACGTTGCTTACAGAATTGGTTCATTTGATGGTGTTTATGAAACAAAGTCTAAATATGTGACTATTGAGGTAAATGAGACAACAGCAGCAAGAACTTCAGTACCTGCTGGTTTCCTTGGATATCCTCAGCAAGCTTACTCAGGTGTACAAATTGTAGATGGTGACGCTCATGATGACATAGAGCAGCCTAAACTCAGATACAACCTTGATTATGATGAGGAAGTTAAGAATAGAAAACAATACTTCGGTCTTTCAAGCTGGGTAGGTGTAGATATTGACATGTTTACATTTAAAGGTAATGCTGCTTATGTTGATGGTGTACCTGCACTCTTAACAAAGGGTTTCCACCTCGACTCTCGTATCAATTCAAAAGCATTCGATGATAAAGAACACGTTGTTAATGTAACTGTAGATGGTGAAAAAGGTTATAAGTTTGATGCTGTTAGCACAAATGCAAGAACAAGAAACTTACCTGAGACACCAGTTATCGGTACAGAGGAACAAATGGCTGGTTCAATTTATGAAAATGCTAATATGAGAAAGTTCACCACTTATTTCTATGGTGGTTTCGACGGATGGGATGTTTATCGTGATAAGAGAACTAATACCAATGAGTTTAAATTATCAAGATATAAAGGTACTTATGATGCAAATAGTGGTTCTGGTTATGCATTTGACAAGATACAGAATCCTAAGTCACTGAAATTGAATCAGAATGGTATAACATCAGACTGGTATGCTTACTTATCTGCAATTAGACAGTTTGCTAACCCAGAAGAGACAGATATCAATATATTTGCAACTCCTGGTATTGACTATGTTAATCAGAAGTTATTAGTAGAGGAAGCAATTGATATGATTGAGGAAGAGAGAGCTGATTCAATCTATGTGATTACAACTCCTGACAAACCATCTGGCGCAAGTGACTTTACAGACGAAATGTACAGCGCAGAGGAAGCAGTATATAATCTTGAGGATATGGAGATTGACTCAAATTATGCTTGTACATATTATCCTTGGATTAAGTACTTTGACCAAGATAATAATCAGTACATATACCTCCCTGCAACAAAAGACGCTGTAAGAAACTTCGCTCAGACAGACAATCAGTATCAGCCTTGGTTTGCACCAGCAGGTATTAATCGTGGTAATGTTGAATGTGTAAGAGCAAGAACTATTACTAAGAATGGTGATGAGGATAAATTGTACGAAGGCAGAATTAACCCTGTCAAGACATTCGCAACAGACGGTGTTAAGATTTGGGGTCAGAAGAACCTTCAGAAGCGTGAATCTCAACTCAACAGAATTGCTGTTAGACGTTTATTGTTAAGATTAAGAAAGCTTATCTCTATATCATGTATAGGTCTTATTTTCGACCCTAATGATACAACAAGTAAAAATACTTTCTTATCAACAGTAACTCCAATTCTGGATAATATTAGAAACAACAGAGGTATTTCTGATTATCGTATCGAGGTAAATGATACCGTAGAATCACGTGAAAGAAGAGAGTTGCCTGCTAAGATATTCTTCAAACCTTATGGTGCATTAGAGTATATCACAATAGACTTTATCCTCACTCCAGAGGGTGCATCATTTGATGATATCTAAACATATTATATTAATAGAGAAGGAGAATCGAGATGGTTCTCCTTTTTTATTTTTTATTGATATTTATAATAAACTGCATTTTAATATGAAAAAAAATAAAACAACTTTTTTAGAAAGAACATTACGTGACTTGAATAAGTCAGCTAAAATACTTCAGGAAGCGTTTGATTTTAACGATGAAGAAGAGTTTAATAATGAAGAAATCCCAGCTCAAGAAGAATTTGAAGGAGAAGAGGGAAATGCACAAAACGATAATATGAATGGACAAGATTTGTCACAACAGGATGACAGAATAGCAAGAATACGTGAAGTTGCATTGGAAGGCTTACAAGAGTATGCTGAAAATGTAGATTCTGAATTATACCAATTCTATAAGAAAATATGGTTAATGTGTGACAAGGCAGTTTCTGAAAAAGATAATGCAAGTGTTGGATAAAAAAAGAAAGCAGAAGAATATTACTCTTCTGCTTTTATTAGTTTATAGACTTTAGTGCCAGCTGTAGGGGAAACAAAAAACTTATGTGACATCAAAGATTCTTGCATTTCTTTATACTTTGATGGATTCCTCATTTGGGATGTTATTTTATTTGAATTAACGTATACAAATCCACTTTTCCAAGAAACAAGAGAAAAACCTAAACAATCTAACGTACTTCCATTATTATGGTCAGCATCAACATAATAAATGATAGAATCAGTATTAATTAATTTATCTTTGATTTTTATTACAGGGTAATTTTTAAAGAAATGTTTCATTAACTTGCTGGCACCACCGTTAATGTGATAATCAATAAGAGTGGAAGCACGAATAACCTCTACATTCTGCTTATCAGACGTACTGCTAAAGTAATTCACACCAAAAGTATAAACCATTACAAGTGTTCCTTTTTTAAGAAGACCTTTATCACGTTTTAGATATAATCCAAGATTCACGGATGATGATTTATAACCAAGTAACGAGTTTTTCTCCAAGAATACTTTCAGTTCTTGATTATTTACTTCGTGTACTTCACAATCACGTGCGTATAATGTATTAGGACATTCTTTAACACTATATTTAATGTAAGATTTTATTACCTCCCATTTACGATGATAATCATAATGATATTTTCCATTATCATCTTTTAAAGTACTACTATCATTTAACTCATAATCTTTTATCCATATACATTTTATTCCGTCTTTTTCGTATTTCTTTGATTCATTTATAAAATAGTCTTGTGATATACCCTCATTGTAATTATATTTTGCAAAACGTTTACGATGGTCATAGCTATTCACATAGATTATCATCAATTTATTTTCCTCAGAATAGAATCTATCCTGTATGGTTATAAAATCATCTGAATGATGAATTTTATTGATTGAATAAGTAAAGTTACACTTTAATGTAGCAAGAAAATTCTTAACAATGTTTAAATTTTTATCTTTGAAAACACAATTACCAGTAATATCATTAAATAGTTCTGATATATTCGTATATACATCCATATTATACTTTTCAGAAGCAAAATAGTATAAGCGTACTTTATTCTTCTTACACAACAAGTATTTTGTCTTATCTAATGCTTGAATACTATCTAACGTTACACCAAAATGTCCCTCTTTATAATGTTGTTCGCCCTGACATTCTATGGCACAATTGTATTGAGGTAAAAAGAAATCCAAAGATTGACGCTTTAACCAATTAGTACGGTAATATTGCTTAAATTCGATAGAGTTCTCTTCTAAGAATGTTCTAACAGTTTCCTCAAGTTTACTTTCTACACATTTAGGACACCCCTTTCCTTGTAAATGATTATGAGGGAGTTGTTTAAAAGAACCATGTTGAGGACAAACTATTTCAACTGGAGTAGAATTATTAACATAATTAACTTTAGTGTAATCATACTTATCTCCATGTACAAGTTTAGCTTTTCGTACAAATTCTTCTTCATTGGATGAGAACGTAGAAGAAAGTTTATCAGATTTACATTTCGGACAACCATATCCAGAGAGATGATTTGTCGCATTAGTATACCATATACCATGTTCATTACCATATTTACCTTTATTATGACAGTAAACGGGTATATTCTTCTCTTTTGCATTTTTATATACAAACTCACCATAAGTGTATTTGGAATTATGGACTTTATTAAACTTATCAATAAGTTCCTCCCTTGTATGTTTCTTTTTTTCAGACATACAAAGAGGTTTCCTATGTGCTAAATGATGTTTAGGACGCTGAGTAAACTTAACACCATTATACCATAGAACAACAGGAGTAGACGTGTTAACATATACGACATCTCGATAATCAAACATATTATCACCCCATACTAATTTCGACCTTTTTATAAATTCTTCTCTATCCACTATTCTTGTTTTTATAAAATATATGCAAAAATAATTATTTTAGAAATATATCACAAGTTATTTTAGTTAAAAAACACGAATCATAATATTTATATTAAAAAAATAAATAATAATATTATTAATTTATATTTCGATGAGTGATTTATTGCTTAAAATGCCTCTTAATTATGAGCCATTAAGAAAAAACCGATGGTTGCTTAGATTTCCTGCAGATTTAGGTATACAAGAGTGGTGGATTGCTTCTGCGAAACGTCCTTCAATTAAGCAGAATGAGAAAGAAATTCAGTTCCTCAACACATCAACATGGGTAATCGGACGTTACACATGGGATAACATGCAGGTAAAATTACGTGACCCTATTGGTCCGTCAGCTTCACAGGCTGTAATGGAGTGGGTTCGTTTACACTCTGAGTCAGTTAGTGGTAGACAGGGCTATGCAGCAGGTTATAAACGTGATGTAGAGTTAGAGATGCTTGACCCGACTGGTGTTGTTGTATCTAAGTGGATTCTGAAAAACACTATGGTAACAGATTGCGATTTTGGCGATTTGGATTACAGTCAGGATGACCTTGCGGATATCTCAATGACATTAAGATTTGATTACGCAATTCTCGCATACTAAAAGACAAGAGTTTGATATGACTTTTTTAGTTATCTCAAACTCTTTTATCATTTATATAGTTGACATAATCGTATTTTTTTCTATATTTTATATAAAATATAATGTTATGCTTACAGCTGAAGAATTAAAAAAAGAATTGAATATTAAAGAGAATAGTTTAAAGATGTATAACAAGACCAGAATGGATATGCTTTTGCGTGGTGCAGATAGAGAAGACTGTTCTGAAATTGAACATCAAATAGAAATGTTGCGTAATGATATTGATACGTTGAAAAAATTTTTAGAAGTTAAAGATATTAAACTCGTCAATGATATATCTACAGAAAAAATTAAGTCTAATTTATTTAAAGTAAAATTTCCTAAAGAAATAAACATTGACCAAGACTGTATAAAAAGTTTGGATTATGATAATGTGTTTAACCAAATTAGTATATCTGTAGTAGATTATGTTAAACGTAAGAATGGATATATTGAAATTCTGGGGAAAGAATTAGAGAAAAGTTGTAATAAAACTTTTGACTTCGAAATAGAATGGCGTGATAAAAAAGGTTCAATAGCCTATATAGAACATTATAAAGGGTGTAAAATTGAAGTTTATTATACACATAGTTGTACAACTGATAGCAATGAAGACCGAGTATTTGTTATCACTATTAGTTATGAAAAATTAGAGTACAAAGCACCTGTTTTAGAAATTAACAAGAAGTCATCTAATTTTGAGTTTTTAGATAAAATCAAAGTTACAGATAATATTTCTATTTCAACTAAAGATTACCCAGACCCATTCAAAACAAGAATATATTGGTAAAAATGAAACAACCAATTAAAAAGACAGATAACAGGAATAGGAAAAAGACCAAAACAAGGATGAGAAAATCTAATGGGAAACCACTAAGAACTCATCCTAAATTTGGTACAAGTAAATTAGAAAAATATTTTGAAACAGAATTTCTAAAGAAACTTAAAATCAAATATCAGTGGCAATTTGAAGCCAAAGACATACAGCGGAGTTATGATTTTTACTTACCAGAACATAATCTTCTTATAGAAGTTGACGGAGATTATTTTCATGTAAATCCTGAAATTTATGAAGGTAAGAAATTAACACCAACACAGAAACATGATTTATGGGTGGATAAAAAGAAAAATGAGTGGGCTTTAATGCATGGTATACCTCTTTTGAGAATATGGGAGAGTGATATTAGAAAACGACCAGAAGAAGTCATGAAAACACTCAAAAGTAGACTCAAAATACAAGGACAGAAAATACGTCTTGAGGAGAATAAGAATAAAAGACATGTAAATAAAATTCGGTCAACTACCCACAGGTTAAAGTCCTGTGGGCTTGAAAAAGCCCAAGTTGATTAGTCTAAGCACTTCGAGTGCTACGTTAGGAGAGAATATATAGTTACCAAGTGGGTGTTTGCTCAAGCCCCTTGCTCTAAGGTTAGTGATTAAACAATTCTGTGAGGTAGGAATAGTGTTACTAATATATAAACCTCTCCATAACATTGACGATGAGCATTTAACGGAGAAATCCGACTTACAGTAAAAGTAAAAAAAAGTATAATAATAGAATGGTTTACGTAATTAACAAAGAAGGACAAGCACTAATGCCTACTGAAAGATTTGGCAAGGTGAGAAGATTATTGAAAAATGGTCTTGCCCACGTTGTATGTCGTATTCCATTCACAATTCGATTGGATTATGAAACAACTCATTTCGTTCAGCCCATAAGTTTGGGTGTAGATGCTGGTAGTAAGCATATCGGCATATCCGCAACAACAAGTAAGAAGGAATTGTATGCAGCAGATGTAGAACTAAGAAATGACATTGTAGATAAACTATCTACTCGTAGAGAACGAAGAAGAACTCGTAGAAGTAGATTACGTTATCGTAAGGCTCGTTTTAACAACAGAGTATCTTCAAAGCACAAAGGTTGGTTAGCTCCATCTGTTGAGAATAAGATTCAAACACACTTGACCGTTGTAGAGAAAATACATAAGTTCCTACCAATAACTAAAATTATAGTTGAAACTGCTTCATTTGACATACAAAAGATTAAGAATCCAAGTATATCAAGCAAAGAATATCAACAAGGAGAACAACTTGGTTTCTTTAATGTGCGTGAGTATGTGCTGTTCAGAGACAACCACACTTGCCAGCATTGCAAAGGCAAGAGTAAAGACCATATCTTGAATGTGCATCACATTGAAAGTAGAAAAACTGGAGGAAACTCTCCAAGCAATCTAATCACGCTATGTGAATCTTGCCACAAGGCATATCACAATGGTAAGATAGACATCAAGGTAAAGCGTGGCGCATCATTCAGGGATGCTGCCTTTATGGGGATTGCTCGTTGGACTACATACGAGAGGTTAAAGAATATCTATCCTAATGTAAGTATGACTTTTGGATATATCACAAAGAATACCCGTATCACTAATGGGCTACCCAAAGAACATTATGTCGATGCAAGATGTATAAGTGGTAATCCTAAATCAAAACCTCTTGGGTATTATTTCTATCAAAAGAAAGTGCGATGCCAGAATAGACAAATACATAAGGCTAATTTCTTGAAAGGTGGAAGGAAAAAACTCAATCAGTCACCATTCTTGGTAAAGGGGTATAGGTTGTTTGACTTAGTTGAATATCAAAATAACTTGTATTACATATTTGGAAGAAGAGATAGTGGTTTCTTTGATATTAGGAGACTTGACGGAACAAAAGTAAACAAAGGTTCTATTAGTTGTAAACGCATACGATTAGTAGATATAAGAAGAAATATAATAACAGAAAGAAGGAATAGTTGCTCAATTCCCCCCACAAACTAAATATTTGTGGGTTTCATAGAGCCATTTTTTTTTATGAATGTTACGTTTTATATGCCGTACCTTGATTACAATGATGATTCTTTTAGTGTGGATAATAATTACTATAAAGATAATGACTACACGAACAAACTTGTAAGCGAGTACGAGAAATACAAAGATATAATTTATGAAACAATGAGTGATAGTACGGGGTCACATAGTGGACTCAATGGTAACACTTATATGATGGGTCAAAAATCACCTTATAAAGAAGATAAAATTAGTTATGCCCAGTGTCAAGGTTTATTATATGATATGGACAATAATCCAGAAACTGTAGACAATCTAATTACGTATTTCTCCCAACAAGAGATGTTTATTACTCGTTTTCTACTTGATTTTAATACTTCAGATGAAGAATTTGAAACAGAGTTTGGTATATGGAATCGAGGACATGACGAAATACATACATATGAATCATACGGTGAAGATTGGGTTTTACAAAATGAACCAAAAAGGAATGTAAAAATATGTTTTAAAAATAATGCTAATAAGGATATTTATGCTGAGTTAGTAAATTGTAAAATTATAGAAAGAGTAAAAGTTGGAGAGTATATTATTCTCGTGGAAAAAATAAATTTAATTGATAAATTCATATAATATGTCAAAGAAAAAACTAAGTGAGGAACAACTTAAAGAAATAAAGATTCTTCAAACTAATAACCAAATGTTAGAAAATAGTATACAGCAGGCTAAAGAGAGAGGTAAAGAGGAATCTGTTAAACGCATCAAGAAAGCGCAGAAAGAAGTTCAAGACCATATTAAAAAGATTGACCCAGATGCAGATGTGAATATCAATCTTAGTCAAACTATAAAAAAGGAGAAAACAAATGATGACCTATTCGATGACTATGATGTGTTTTCAATACTTAAGCATGAGGATAAAACTACTCAAAAAGTTAGTAGTGATACTTATAGAGAACATAGCATTAAAGATGAATATATGGACGACATTAGTGATGATGAAGATGAAGACGATTATATAGACTTGAGTTCAGATAACATGGATAGTGTACCAGCAGCTGTGAAAACACAGAATGATAAACTTTACAACAATGTTGACCCAGAGGTACAATATGATATCATTCAATTGCCAAGTAACGGAGAATGTTATCCTGACAAGTTGGATAGAATCCCAGTAGGTTATTTAACCGCTTACGATGAAAACTTCATTACTTCACCAAATCTTTATGAAGACGGATTAGTGATTGATTATCTTTTAAAGCATAAGATAATGAATAGCGGTATTGATGCAGATTCATTAGTTAGCGGTGACGTAGATGCTATCATGGTATGGTTACGTGCAACAAGTTACGGACCAGAGTTTCCTATTGTAGTTGCAGACCCAGAAACAGGCGAAAGAATTGAAACAATAGTAGACTTAACAACGATTAAACCAAAGGAGTTTAAACTTGTATCTGACGAAAACGGACACTTTGAATACACTCTTCCAATTACTAAGAAGAAGGTAAAGTTTAAGTACTTAACAAGAAAAGAAGAGAAACAACTTTCACTCATTACCAAAATAGAGAACTATGGTACAAAGGCAGAACTATTAACAGAAATGGGTAGGAATTTGATGAGAATGGCATCTACCGATGAGCTGATTACAACTCAAGAGAAAAATGATGTTGATAAAACTGTTAAATTAATTAGACGTTGGACAGAACGTTTGAAGAAGAAGAGTGACAAACCGTTTACACGTATGATTACAAATATTCTTCAGCTACAAGTCGTATCTATTGACGGAAATACAGATAGAAAGTATATTAATAAGTTCATCAATACAATGCCTGCACGTGATTCATTGATGTTGAGAAGATATATTAACGATAACACGCCTGGTATGAACTTTAACATTACTGTTGAAAGACCAGAGTCAATGGGAGGTGGCTCATTTGAGACCTTTCTTAACTGGGACGATTCTGTTTTCCTCAATATCTCCGAATTACGAGAAAAATCTTAAAGAAGAATTATTTGGTTGTTTTAAACATATCGGTATACCTTTTGCGACATTAGATAAGATGCCTATCAGAGATAGAAAATATTATATACATCAATATAATGAATATATGGAAGAAAAGGCAAAGAGTTATGAAGGCGGAGGTAGTAGTTCAGCAAATATAGATGCAGCTACTGATATGGCACAAAATGACTTAGAACTATAGAAAAAGCCTTGGTTAATCCAAGGCTTTATTTATTTATTTTCGTATTTGTTTGAAATTTGCATTTTCAATACCACTATAACGTAGATTATTGGCTACTGTAATTAACTTATAACAACTTTTAATTTCAGTATTAATATATGTAGCATATCGAGCAAGTTGTTTCTGTAAGTTCTTATCTGACGTAAATCGGTTAGCAAAATCTTGAACTTGACCATTAAATTCTGAAAAAATAGAATCAAGGATGTTTTTAAAATTAGCAGAACGCATCATATATGCATTATCCTGCGTTTTCATATCTTTACTATTAGCACGACCATTTTTGCCAAAAGTCTTTTCAACGGCATTCATACCCTTTTTAGCACCGACAGCAAAATCTCTTACAGGATTCCAATTACGTAATTGTGATGGAATTAAAGATGAAATGGAAGGACTTTCAAAAATATGTGATTCCTTTACATTTTTGCCATAATTAATAGATGCTTGAATTTGTTTTAATGTTGCCATTAGTTGATTAGCTAAAGTATGACCAGCATTAAAAATAGAAGCCATTTCAAGATATTCTTGAGGGACATTGGTAGCATTAATATTCTCTATCTGAGGATAGAATAAACAGCTTTCAAGATTCATTATAGCTGAGTTAACGAGATTGGCGTATTTATTCTTATTAAACAACTCATTTATTAAAAATTCATTAATACTTTCCTTTATGATATTATCTAAATTCATTATATTGTTCTTTTAGAATAAATATCAATAAAACAGAAAAAACTATTAACTCTCAAGCCATAATTGAATAGAGTGCATTCCATTCATGATGTGTCCTTCTGGGTCTTCTAAGAACCATCCCATAAACAAACTGAATAGAATAATTACAATTGCCCAAAAGAAAATAAGTGCAATAAAATAACCAATAATATCCAAACACCCTGAAAATGTAAGAATTGTATTACCTTTAATCTTTGAAATAATCATAATCGTAAATTTTATTTGTTTATTAATTTAATTGTGATGCAAAGGTAAGTAAAAATATTGATATAGCCAAATATAATATTTTAAAAAACGTTAATAAGCTATTTATTTATAATAAAATAAGAATTAAACTACATAAAATATGGCACCTATTGCTGTTATAGGAAGTATACTTGGTTTTGCTGGAAAAAATTTTGCTAAAATAGTCGTTGGTGGTGCTACTGGTGCTTCTAACGTATTGTTGAATGGTGTGAAAAAAGTCGTTGGCTCATTTTTCTCACTCATAAACCCGATAGCCATGATTAAAAGTGGCTTAACTGAACTACAGAAATTTGACGAAATGGGCGTTAAAACATCCCGTCAAATTGGTTTAAATTATGGGTCAAGTGTTGCTTACACTGGTACTTTAATACGTCGTACCAAAGACTTAGCTGCCGTATATGGTGTTACAAGTGAAGCTATCGGACAAATTCAAGAGAATTTATCCAAAGCCACTGGTAAAGCTATAATGTTTAATGATGCACAGGCAGAGATAGCTGTTGCTGCTAATAGAACTATTGGTGAATCAGCTATGTCCCAATTCTATGAAGAGTATCAGAAGTTTGGCGGTAGTGTTCAGGGAGCAATGGATTTAGCTGTTGACAGTTATACCCAAGCAACAAGGATGGGTCTATCAGCTCAAGAATACTCAGCAAAAGTCGCACAAAACATCAAAATGGCAAACCAATATAAGTTTGCTGACGGTGTTAATGGTATTATGAAGATGACGGCACTTTCAGAGAAACTTGGCTTCAACTTACAGTCAATGGGAAGTGTTATTGATAAATTTAATACTATACAAGGTTCTATTGAATCTTCAGCAAATCTTCAGATGTTAGGTGGTATGGGTGCTGCGTACGGCTCTAATCCAATGACTATGTTGTATGAGTCATTGAATGACCCAGAGGCTCTTACAAAGAGAATGACTGACATATTCGGCAGTTTAGGTACATTCAATACCAAAACAGGTATGAGTGAACTTACTGGGTATAACATGGCTTTAATTAAAGAACAAGCAAAGGCTATGGGTATGAATCCAGAGGAAGCTGTACAGATAGCCAAATCATCTGCGAAAGTAAAATTTGTAGACCAACAAGCAGGGGGTGCTTTAAGTCATTTAACAGAAGAACAAAAAGCGTTCGTTGAAAATAAAGCGCAATACGACACAAAGACAGGTCAGTTTACCATTACAGATGTTTCTGGTAAAACTAAGGAGATTAGTCAAATGACACCAGAAGAAGTCATGGCTCTTCAAAAACAAGAAAGCATGACGGATAGAGAAGCATTTATGAGCGGTGCACAACAGATAGTTAGTGTCAGTGAGAGAATTGAGGGTATACAAGCTATGATAGGTGCACAATTAGCCGAAACCCTATTCCCTATGCTTGATGGTTTTAAAAGTTTGATTAGTAGATTAATTCCGTCTATAACAAATCTTGTGGCGAATGGAATTAGTGTATCTGTTGGTCTATTAAAGATGATGGTTAGTGGAATAAAAATACTTACAAATGCACGATTCTGGACAGGACTTGCTAAAGTGATGATACAAGGTATATCTGCTGGTGCTGCCGTAGTTGCGCAATGGTCTGTAATGGCATTGCTTGGATGGTTTGGTGTCGCTATCCAAGGAATTTTATCATCCTTGGCTGTCATTGGTAAACTATTTGGTGCGGATAAAAAAACTCAAAACACATTAGACAAAATATCTGGACTAGCATCTGGTATTACATTAGGAAAAAAGGTTTATGATGGTGTAGGTTCTTTATTAGATAAGATGGGTCTTAAAGGATGGGATTCTAAGGATGCAAGAGGCGAAGAATTAAGAGGTGACTTTAGAACCTTTAAGGATGAAACAGGACAAACTTTTAAAGCTGCAACCAGCATAGTAGGAGATGCTATAACAATAGGTAAAGAGGTTATGGTATTCGGAAAGCAAGCCGTTGATAAAATGGGTGCTACTGGAGAAGAAAGAAAAGCAGGATTCAATAAAGCAATTGCAGATGCACAAAACAAAGATGAATCTAAGGTCAAAGTCGTTTATGACAATGTAGGTGCAATGCAATCTGCTGGTAGCACTCCGAGGAGGAGAGGACTTGGAACCTATAATAGTTCGTATAGTACAAACTATAATAGTACAGCATGGACAGATGCAAGCATGTCAGAAAGTTCACGCACAGGTGATGTAAATAGCACATATAATAGCGATAATGATAAAGCTACTACAGCTGTAAGAGAGGATATTAAAACAGGTAGCAGTAGTGTGGTTGATGCTATTAATAGACAAACGACAGTTATTGAGAACTTAAATGACCGTACAACTGTTATCAAAAATGGTACAGCAGGAGTAAGACATACCAAAATTACTGTCAAACCAGTCGGTGAACCAACTTATTTTGCTGACCCAAGAAGGAGAGAAGAAACAACAACAGTTAATTCTGGCAAAATGGAGTTTGGTAATATCAATGTAAATGTTAGCGGTGATATTAACCTTAGAGGTTCAGATGGAAAACTAAGTAACATTGATATGGATGCTATTAAGAAAGAATTAGAACGTTCACTGACTGCAAGTATTAGAGAAAATATGAATAAGCAAGCTAACATGGGTATGAAGAATAGGAATGTTAGTTATGACAGAGGAGTAGGTATTGATTCTGGACACAGAACAGCTTAATATATCTATTCATAAACCAAATAAAAATGTTATTATTTAATAGGTAATATGTATTAACGAAATGGCAAAGAAAGGATTAAATATAGTTAAAGAAATAGGTAAATCAGGAATAAAAAATGTTCTCGAAAATGGAGATTTAATCAATCGTTCTATTGGAGAAAGAAATTCTTATGATTCAATCACAACGGTATTAAAAGGTCTTGGGCATAAACCTGTCAGTTTGATGGGTTTTGATTATACATATATATTTGACCATGTAAGAAGAATATATAATAATAAGAGATTTACTTTCTATGGTGATAAACCAACGGTACATTTTGCCGATGTAGATAGAGATGTTGAAAACCTAAAGGATTGGGCAATGTCTTTTACTGGAACATCTACAAACACTCAAGATACCAATACATATTATTCAGAATCTGAGGATGATGTTACTCAGAATAGAGCTATTGTGGCAACTCAAGCAAATGCTGGTGTTTGGCATAGTGGACTTGTTGAAAGTTTCAATGGTAGAAGTAACAAATTATCTCAGAACGAACTATTAAAGAAAACTAATGATAATTTTACGGCTGGTAAATATAGAACGTTGGTTGCAAGATTCCATACAAATTCAGAGGATTCTAAAGATGACAGTAATCCAGTTCAGACTGCTATATCAAAGAAGTATGGTATGTCTCATGGACGAAATCTTTTAAAAAGAATACCAACAAGTTCGTATGGTTATGATAATCCTTATTGCCGTGTTTGGACATATCATCATCAATATCATACTTTAATAGATGGTATACGTCCATTTGTAGAAGACGATGATTCTGAAAATACATCAAAAATAAGTCAAGCAACACTTGAAAGTGATTATAACTGGGGTGCATTTAGAAGCCCGTCTTATAAGTTCAATAATGGGTCTGATGATAAGTTTGGAACTGGTGGAGAAAGATTGGATAAGTATGGAACAATGAACCGCTTAAATGGTCTGCCTAATATTGCACCTGTTGTAAGTGTATCAGATTATAGAGATGGTATAAGTACAGCTGCCAATAAAGTTAGATTAGAACAATGTATGTTTTCAATAGAAAATCTCGCTTGGAAAGATACATTCAAAATGAGTGATACAAAGAAGTTTGAAGACAATGGGTTATCTCCAGAACAAAAAGGACCTTTTGGTGGTAGAATTATGTGGTTCCCTCCATATAATATTAAGTTTGATGAAAGTGTTAATGTAGATTGGGGAGAAACTTCATTTATTGGACGTGGTGAGAAAATATATACATACGCTAATACAGAGAGAACTGGTAATTTGTCATTTACTTTATTAATTGACCATCCATCAATAATTGATTATTGGGAACATGGTTTGAGAGGTGACGGTAATAAAACAGAAGATTCATCAAACTCTGGCGTTGATAATATTGAAAGTAATGAACAGCAAATTTTAAGATTCTTTGCAGGTTGTGAAGTATTAAAGGCTGGTAAATTTAGGATGCCTGAACCAGACCCTGTTCAAGATACACCACCAGTTGCTTCTCCCTCACCAGATACCCCTCCTAACCCTGAAGATAAAAAACTATATTGTTTAATATATTATCCTAATAACTATTCTGGTGTAAGCGATGCACCAGGAACAAATAGTATTGTAAACGCATACGATTATTTGATTAATGGTCTTGGAACACAAATGTTTAAGACTAAAAACACATCAAATTCATCCAGACCATTTGAGGGTTTACCTTCAGATGTAGCTGTAGATGTCTTATCAGAGTATGGTGTTGGATATGAAATGAATAAACCAAGAAGAGCTGGTTTAAATAGTGGAAGAAGCACAGGTATAAGTATTTTTGGTAAGAATATTGAACCAAGAACACCTCAGAATTTCAAGAACTCTGAGGATATGTTGTTTGATACCGCAAATTATAAAAATAGTGTTGCCGATAGTGAAAATGCTTTTATTGATTACAAAGTGAAAGGTGATGATAGAACCTATTATGCAGCAATGGAAGTACTTTCTAATTCTAAAGCAAACAAAGTAAAATGGGGTGATAAAGATTATGGATATGATAAGGGTATTATATCAAGTTCAATTAGAAAAGCTCAATTTTATGCTCGTGCTGATATCAGTAATTTCCCAATAAACACAGAAAATGAATGTACTGTTGAAATAAACGGTAATAAAACATTCAAATTTACTTTAGGTGATATCGGGGATGGAAGTAAATTACAATATCACTATGGGGGAAGCACCGTAGAGGAAGCAACCTTTGTTGCATCAGTGGTTCCAAAAGAGGGGATAATGAATATTGCTTATGCTGAACCAATTACCAGTGCCGTTATAACATGTAAAGGTATACGTCATGAATTTACATCAGAAGAACTTAATGGATTGGGCGGTAAATATTCACTTCTCGGTGTATTAGATAGTCTTAATATACCAAAGATTAGTAGATTCTCTATTGCTTTTAATGATAAAAGATATGACAATATCACAATTAAGAAAACTAATGATGGTAGAAAGTACTTAATAACTCCAGATGGTAAAGCAAAAGTTTATCTTGATAATGGAAAAATATTTGTTAAAAGAGGTGAAAGATTAACACAGTTTAATGTTATTCCAATTAAATATGAAAAGGGAATTGGTAGTAGTATATTAGAATGGCAGCATAGAAGATGGTGGTATCGTGTAGACAAAACCGACGATGTTATCAACCAGAGATTAGTAGACATAGAGACAGGTGTTTCTATGTGGGATAACTATGTAGATAAGAAATCTCATTCATTAAACAGTGTTGGTTACAAAAAAACTCCAGAAGCAGGACTGTTTGGTCTTAAAGAAACTGACGAAATAGTTAGTTTCGCTGATATGTATGTAGGATTACATAATAATGAAGAAATAACTAATTTCTATAAAGATTGTGTAGATGAAGAAGGTTTATCAAAAGTTAAAGATTTACTTAAAGGTAAATATAATATAACTAAGATAGAATATCGTGGACATGCATCTATACATGGTGATAATAAAAGTGATAGTGTAAACGTAGAACGAAATACAAAGTTAGCGATGCAAAGAGCTGATACAGCTAAAGCATGGTTTTCTTCTTTTAAATCACCATTCCAAGATTTAGCAAAATCAGGCGAAAATAATACAAGAACAAATATTCAAACAACACCTAAAAGAATTGCTAATAATGACGTGGATGACATACTTATCAAGCAATGGAGAAGTGCTGCTATTATCATTCATTATAGAGATGCTTTGACTGTGGATAGTCAAGACAGTATGACTAATACACCTAAGATTCTGCAAGACCCTAAATTGCCACAACTTGACAATGAAGAAGGAAAAGATTGGACTATATTAGGTTCAAAGGATAATGATGGAAATATAACAGGATATACTTGTAATGATATTTTCATTATGCGTTGTGGTGCACATTATTGGAACAAGTTCTATTCACGTCCTAAGAACGCTTATAACCGCTTAAGTGTTGACATGTGGATGAATGACAGTAGTACACAAAAAGAACTCCTTAAACTGTACGGAAATGGTATTCAGGGTAAAGAATGTACTGGTGAAATAGATGGATTCAGTGATAGTAATAGAGAAAAGATACGTGGATGGATAAGAGATGCTTACAGAACTGCAAGTTTATCTTCCAATGATTCATCAAGTGTTTATTCAAGAGAAGCTACATCTACATCAGATGAAACTTCAACATCAAATTCAGAAACACGTGAAAAAGTAATAGGAAATGGTGTTCCAGAGGTAAATGTTACTGACCAACAGTCATTTAACAAAGCTATGGCATATCGTTATTTCTATGATTACAATTTCTATCCAGATGAAACGACCAGAAGACCTGTTGTGTTTGACTTTGATAACATATATAAATGGGGTAATGCACATAGATTAGAATTTGAAGAAGAATATAAGAATCAATATGTTTATTATGAACCATGGTTTTTAGAAAGTGTTGATTTATTCTACAAAACAAATGGTAATCCATCCTTGTTAAACGACGATAAAGAGTTTAGTAAAGTAATTAAACAAGTATATTTAAACGAAGAAACATCTATAAGTTTATATACTAAATATGATTATGATAAACTTCGTGATTATGCAATCCAATATTGTAGCTATCCTCGTATTTATGACAGAGTTAGAAAAGAACTTAGTAAATCTGTAGGGTTGAAATATCTTGAAGATTACGGTAAACAGAAACAAGATATAGGTGACAAGTTTGTTTATTCAACTTTAGCACTAAAAATAGTTGATGACTTAAAAAGTAAACGTGATGGTGTTTATATAGCTAAACAGTATAATATAGAAGAAATTAAGGGAATTGTTAACATATATAAGAAAGGTATCGAAGGAATACCTTGCGGTGACACAGACCCTTATTTAGATACTCTTTTAAGTGCTATTAGCTTATTGGAAAATCCGACATTCAGTAAAGATAATGGTAATGGTACAGAAAAAATCTTTACAACAATGTCAGAAGTTACGAGTCGTATGACAGATGATGAGTGTAAAGCGAAAGTTATGTCTGTTGTAGAGAAAGGCGGTATAACTCCAGACCAAGCATGGAAGTTGTATGAAAAATGTATTGGTGAGAAAAATGGAAATGATAATGATAAAACAAAGAATAAAACAGAATTAGGAAATTATCCAAGACATGATAATGAGGGTGAGTTCTTTAAATTACTCAAACTTAATGACCCTACATTGCATAACTTAGTTACCGAAAAAGTAAAATACTTTGACCCTGCATTCCATTCTGTATCACCTGAAGGATTTAATGCACGTTTAACATTCTTACATCAGTGTACACGTCAAGGTCCTACAATTGGTGCAAGCGATGTTAATCAGAATAATCGTATAGCTAATAACCTTGCATTCGGTAGACCGCCAGTATGTATTCTTAGAATAGGTGATTTCTATTATACAAAGATTGCAATTAAATCTATTAGTATTCAATATGACCCTGTTCAGTGGGATTTAAATCAAGAGGGTATAGGTATAATGCCAATGTTTGCTGATATTAGTATTAGTTTCAGTTTCTTAGGCGGTAGTGGACTATCTGGTCCTATTGCACGATTGCAAAACGCAGTATCTTTCAACTATTACGCTAATACAGAAGTGTATGATAATAGGTCAGAGCAAGCTGAGTTTAGCAACGGTAAACTTACATACTTTAAACCGTTTGAAGTAAATTACAATTTGCCAGAAGTAAAAGCAGTACCTATAAGTGATATTAATGATGAAGTCGGTGCAAAAGATACAAACGTTTCTAATAAAGTAGAATCTCAACCAAAAGCAGTAAATGCTAAGGCGGTAAATGCAAAAGCTGTGGATGCTAAATCTACTGGACATAGAAGAAATAAATCAAGAAGTACTCAATCTGCATCAGTATCAACTCCAACACCAACTCGAAGTGGTACTACAAACAAAACAGCAGAAGTTGTTAAAGAGGGTGTTACAACCAGTCAGCAGGAACCTCTTAAGGTTAAATCACCTGTTCGTTCGGGTAGCTCTAACAACAATAGTAAGAGAGTTATATGTAAGTATATTAGGTTTGGTATATCACGTTTCACTGGCGGTGGTACACAATTAATAGAAGCAACAGATGGTGTAACTCCATTTGAAGAAACAGTACCAACAGGACCTTTTGATTTTTACGCAATGATTAAAAATTATCTGGATAGGAAAAAGGCTAATTTTATGCTTATTGCTTACATATATTATTATGATAAAAATACAAAACAAGTAGTGGATGCAAAATGTTGGGGATGTAGAAGTAGACTTAAAAATAACACAAGTTCTGATGAAGCCGAATGGTTTGTATATGGAAGTAAGCCAGTAGCATCTGTTCGTTCAGGTTTAACTCCACCGTTAATAGAAGATAAAGATAGTTATAGTGAAAAAATTTACTTTGCTGATTATAAGTTTGTTAATGAAAAAAATACAAGACAAACAGTATCACAAAACATTCTTAAAAAAGGACTATATGTTGATACTAAAGGTCGTGGAAGAATTTATAAAAAATAGTATATATGGTTACATTTGATAGATATCAACAATTTAGAATGAGTGGGACTATAAAACAGGTCCCATTCATTAAAATTCCTGTTAAAGATACAGATATGTATACTTATTATGAAGCAGGAAATACGAGGTTTGATTTATTATCCTACCAATATTATGATAACCCTAATTATGGGTGGTTAATTCTTCAGGCGAATCCTGAATTAGGGTCTTTAGAATATAACATACCTGATGGAACTAAGTTACGTATTCCTTATCCTTTAGAAACGGTTATAAAAGATTATCAATCTGATGTAGAAGAATATATCAGATTATATGGAATCGAATAAAAATTAAATTATTTTTTATATAAAAGTGTATGTCAAGTGTTAGTAATATAACAGATAGTGTTGCATATGTTGAACCTAATAACACACTTAATTTTCATTCTGGTGTAACGACAGACCATGGAGACCACTTCAAGGCACCTGACCTTGAAGACTATTGTATTGCACTTAACATGGAGGTAGAAGTCGTTGGCAGAAATTTCGATGCTAAGAAGAACCCACATGAAAAGAGTGTAATTATAATGTCATGGACTGACCAAGGTGGTAAATCTTCCGTAAACTTTATGGAGGGTAAAAAATTCTACCGTAGAGATTCTGATAGACAATATGATGAATCTTTCTTTAAATCTGTTAGAGAAGGAAAAGAAGATATTAAAAATCATAAAACAGCAAAGGTAGGTAGTGACTATTGGGGTTATTCCAATGGTTTATCTACAGATTACACTGATAGTTTTTATTATGATTTAAAGGACCACGGAACAACTGAAATGTTTGGGATATCATCTGTTGATATTTCCTATCAGCAATGGATGGTTCCACAGGTTACTATAGAGTTTGTAGACATACGTGGTGGGTCATTAATGGCACCTACAGAAATGCGTAATGGTGACGGATTTAATGGTTTAAGGGGATTCTCTGAAAAAGATATAGCTTCGTCTTTCTTTCAGTGTTTCTTTACGTTCCCATATCCAAGATTTAATATCACAGTAAAAGGTTTCTATGGACAACCTGTATCTTATGAAATTACATGTAATGATTTTAGGGTAAAATTTGATTCCACAACAGGTAACTTTAATGCTACTGCCAAATTTGTTGGTTATTCATTCTCATTCATGAATGACGTTTCTCTTCTTGCGTGTATGGCAGCACCTTATTGCAACAATCTGGATGGGTCTAATTATTGGGAGAAAAAAGTTGAAGAAGGAGAATTTGTTATACCAGATTCTTCTGGACAACTTATGCCTATGCCTAAATTAAGTGAATTATGCGCTAACTATGGTTTTGTACTGCATAAAGCCGAAGAATTAGGACAAGATAATCCTATTATTTCACGTTACAATAAGAAAAATACTACTGTTAATGACAGAACACAACTTTATGCAGCATATAATGACTTCTTTACAAATTTAGTAAATATTCTTAATAACGAGCCTTCAGTTAACGGTAAATACGGTGTAGTAATGCGTGAAGATGGTACTACTTACAAATCTGTAATTGTATTAGTATCTGAAGAAGCAATAAGGGATGGTTTAGTTACTAATTTTGGTACAATATCTTATCTTAAAGACGGAGAAAATATTAGTATTTTTGATTCTCTAACAAATCTTATAGCAGCAGCTAATAGAGTAGAAGAAAGTACAGGTGAAGTATATCAAGTTCCAAGCCAAAACTTTACAAATATTTTACCTGTCAAGATTATCAATAGACTTAACACACCATTTACAAGTAGCGAATTTACCAATGTACGAGGTTTAACAGCTGATGAGATTAGAAATGCTTTTACTGGAAAACAGATTAATCCTCATGAAAATAGAAGAAATTATAGTTATGCTTTTATTTTTAGCTTCGGAGATTATTCTGTATTACAGGAGAGTATTAATACTGAAAGTAAAGATATAGAAGAAATTGAGGAAGAGGTAAGACGGGAAAAACAAAAAGTATTAATACAAGCACTTGGTTTTAACCCGACAATATCTAATATGTCAAAGATTTACATGGCTCATTTTGAGACATTTATGTATTTGATGTATCAAGTTGTTGAATCAATACAGAATGAACAGCGTACTATTAATGACTTAGGAATAAGCAACATAAATATACCAGATGTTTCTGTTAGGACAAAAATAGTACCACCATTTCCAAGATTCACAAAGGATATTACAGAAAATGGTGTTACAAAAAGAGAGGATTCTTGGGTAGGGGAATTTGGGCGCTCTAAGAAGTTTAGAGAAGCAGACCTTGTTAACGAAATTTTCAATGGAATTAATCAGGTCGCTTATATTATTGCTAATGCTCAGAATATACAAGAACGTTTAGACGAGAACGATGCATTAACAGCTAATAGTGCTAATAATATTTTAGAAAGCGGTAATTCCAAAATACATTTTCCAGTAGCCAATTTTGATTTTATTACAAAATCTAATCCTTATGGAGATTATGATGATGCATTACCTGTAAATGATAAAAGAGAATTTGCAGGTAGAGTTTTTATGCGCATGATTCAAATACTTGGTTTTGGTTTAAATGGACGAGCGTTGAATAACGAAACAATTAAAACTATTGCTGAAGCAGAAGCTAAGAACTTTACATATATTTTCTTACAACCAGGAAATGTAGTAAGAAGATTATTACAATCAAATGCAAATGAACAAGGTGGAATAAATTCAGACGATGTTTTAAAAATTGTAACTGAGTCTGATAAATCTAATTCATGGGGAAATCAACCTCTTGCAACAAAAATAGGAAGTGATTTTTCTCCTTTCCTCAATATATTCAAGATTAGTAATAATAATTATCTAACTAATAGTGGAAATGGTTATTCATATTTTTCACCGTTGGGTAAATATACAATTAGTGATGCAGTAAGGATAGCTAATAGTGGGGATTTCGGTGATGGATATAATGAAATTATTTCTAATTTCGCACCAATAAAGAAAGGAGGTAACATTCTAAACACAGATGATGTTACTAATGAATGTGTTGTTTATTTCGACAAAAATGTAGATAGGGTTAATACAATAATTCAGAAGTCTTTAGGTGGTGGTTCTGCTCCAGAGGGATATTCTGATTTTGTAAATAACGTAGATGGGTTTAATGTAAGTTATAGCCCAGAAACGTTTAGTCGCTATTTTGGAAGTAACAATTTTAAAAGTGAACCTCTTGTTCAAAAAGCAATTGATGTCCAATATAAAGAGAAAGATAGAAAGAGTATTCTTCTTTACTCAAAAGTAAAAAATATTAAAGATTATGCTACAAAGTATGAGAAAACCGAGAGGTTGCATAATTATACAGATTATACAAATATAGGTACGAATCCTGAGAATTATGCTATTACTCAATTCTGTGGAATTAATACAGAAAATGGTGCAAAACGTTTAGGGTTGCACATGAGTTACTCTATATTCTCTCAAAGTTTTTTCAGAGAGGAAAGAAGTGTTAGAAAGAGATGTGCGTGGGTTTTATACTCCTTATTACCTATGTATGATTTCAACAAAATATTAGGTGATATATCACAAAAGAGACAGATTATTGTACCTTATTCTGCAATACTTCAAATTGGTGCTATATTATATTTGAATACGTCAAATAACGGTTGGTTTGATTTCAAAAATTTAAATTCAATGATGGAAAGTAATAAGAATTTAAGTAATTTACGTCATTTGAAATTTATGAACTCTGCCATGATGGCACGATATATTAAAGAATTTACTAACTGGGCAGATACAAAATATAATAAATTATTTACTGCATATGACATATATGTGGATGAATCTACAGGAAATTTCAAATCTAATACAGTTCATGCATATAGAGAGGCTTTTGCTAATCATGATGGTTTGTTGAGGTTATTCAACAATGAAACATCACAGCCTATGAATATGTTAATGAAAGAGCTAATGCTACCTGTAAGAATCATTAAGGGTGCCACCATTGATAATGATTTTGAAACAAATCAAAACAATATAGGTAATGATTACCAACTCATTACAGAGGGTATGGCAAAAATCTATTTAGACACATTCCTTAATGCTTTAGCAAAAGAATATAGTGTTTCAAGAAAAATAGACACGTCAGATTCAGTTAGCGCTCCTTCTTTTGCGCCATCCGCTGATAAAGCTACCGATGATATGAAGATTGCGTTTTATAATTATTTAAAACTTCTTTATGATAAATGGGTCGCTTCATCAAATTTTGAAGAATGGAAAATGTATAAATTCTTTAGTGATGAGACTGGAAGTGATAAACAAACAGACGGACATAATTTCTATTTTATTGATTCTTATTACAACAAGATAGGTGACAAATTGTTTGTAGACGTTGGTGATATGGTTAACAAATTACTAATGGTAACTGACCAAAACAACTATTTGTCAAGTTTGGTAAGTTTCATGTCAGATATGTTCGCCACAAACAGATGTATTATGTTATCTGTTCAGAATTTTATGGATTTAAGTGATAAACGTAATATGGAAAGTATGTTTACACCAGTTCCATTTAATTCAATGCGTACACCTAAAAGACATCCAGACTTTGTAGTACTATATTCATATGAACATTCAAGCAAAATAAATACAGGTGGAAGAGGTGAATACGAAGATGATGGTTTTTCTCTTAATCCAGAAGACATATCCAAGAGTCCTCAATTAGCACCAATAGCAATTACATCAAGAAATTTATCAGAGGTTAACAAGAAAAATTGGTATAAAATCCCTGCATTTGGAGTAGGTTATGGAATGCAGTACCAGAGTTTCTTTAATAATATTGAGATTGGAATGGAAAACCCTATGATGACTGAACAGTCATTACAGGCTACATTTGCTATTGCATCGGCTGCCGTTGGAGATGGTAAAAATGGTGATAAAAAGATTGTATCAACAGGTCAGGATTTATTTACCATTTATTCCAATAATTCATATTCATGTACTGTTACCATGTTAGGATGTGCATGGGTACAACCTTTAATGTATTTTACATTGAACAATGTACCTATGTTTAGAGGTTCATATTTGATAGAGGAAGTTAGCCATAAGATAGAACCAGGAAGATTTCAAACAACATTTAAAGGTGTTCGTATGGCTAATGTACAAACACGATTGAATAAATCTCCACTTCTTTTGGCAAACAATACATCTGAAAGTGGCTCTGAATTTACGGCTGCAAATAGAGTAGCTGACGTGGATAATGATTGTGAATATAAGATTTATCCTGTTGGGTCTGATATGGGCGGAGAAGGTATAGAATTGAGCGGTGATGAAAGTACAAAGGCAGCTACCATGATTAGTAAAGTAATTAGTATATGGAATAGAACTATCGGTGGTGAGTTTGGCTCGTTATCAGTAGCACAAGCAGCAGGTATTGTTGGAAATATAGCTATTGAATCTCCAGGTTTTGACCCATATAAAGTCATTAAAGATTCTAATGGTTATTATTCTGGTGGATTATTCATGCTAAATAAATCAGCATTAAGCATGATGATGAATAATGAAAATCCTAAAATGGCTTTTAATTCACCAAACAGTACTTCATATCCGAATAGTGGACCTGCACCAGTGATACCTAAATCAATGAACATAGATAAACAATTGGAATATGCATTTATTTCATTAACAGGCCCTTATTTGAAAAATAACAAGACCGCACAAAGAATTTTAGCCACAAGTACACCTTCTGACTCTGCAGCAGCATGGGATGCCTATTTTGAGAGAAGTAGTGGTGCAGCACGTAGGGATAGACAGAATAAGGCTATTGCTTACTACAACTATTATATCAATAGTAGTAATACTACAGTGCGACCAACTACAAGTAGCGTCAATGACATATCTTTTACAAGTTCATTATTTAATGCAGTTCAGAAAACATTTGGAGATTATAATGTTAAGTTAACATGTGGTTTTGACAAGGAGATAAAAGGTAATTATCTAATTTTTAAACAATCGGATGGTGGAAATAGTCACATGACACAATTATTTGATGTTCTATTAAATGGATATCATGATTATGTGTCAGAAATATACTGGAATGCTAAAGATGGTAATTCTTTTGGTAACAAGCCTATTTCTATTGGTGTTACTGTGTCTCAAACGAATAGTGGAGGTGCAACACGATGCCGTATTGTAACAGGTTTGAAAATAGTTAACAATAATTTTAATTATTCAAATTACCCAATAAATGAATCTTTACCTAACGATTTCTTTTTATCATTGTTAAAGAAATATGGTAGAAAACCATCTGAGGCTTTAGCTAATAAAAATTTCAAGTCTGACTGGATTAATTCAAGACCAGATGGTGTAAAGACCTCATGGTTCAAGAATGCAGAACTTATTGCGTGTGAAACTTTAACAGCAAATTTGACTGGTGGTAACATAGTAAATGGTAAAATATGTGACTGGAATGTAGAAGCAGCAGCTTCTTATATCAAATCTAATAGTTTACCATTAGGTCAGGTAGCAACAAATGGAGAATGTACAAAATCGGTAAGAGCTGCACTTATTGCTTCTGGTTTAATTAGTAAAACAACAGGTATCGGAAAAGGTACTTATGGATATCCATGGGAGTGGCCTGAATCGCTTGAGAAATTGGGATTCGTAAAAATCTACGATGGTGTTCATCAAGCAACTGATGGTAGTTTAAATGGAACACATATGAATCTACAGATAGGTGATATCTCTTGTTTATGGTCATCTAATAAACCTAATCCGTCACGTAATGGAAATGAGCCAGAGCGATTCCATGTTGCTATGTGGGATGGAAGTACGTGGGCTGCAGAAGGAAAAGCAAGTAACGTTGTTCCTTATAAGAGTGGAAGTTTCATTGTTAAGGTATATCGTTATCAAGGCTCTTGTAGTAACGCTGCATATAATAACAGCACAACAACAAGCAATAATATTCAATCAACACCAAAAAGGTTATTAATAATTGGTGATTCCATTGCAGCAGGAGCAAAAAATTCTGGATTATATTCAAATGCAGATTTCGTATGTGAACCTGGTATATCAATTGGAGAATTTGCTGGAATTAGTCAACCACGTAGATATGTTAATGGAAAAAGAGTTGAGGTTAATCCAAAATCTTTTTATTATGATAGTGTAAAAAATAAGTTGAATAGTGTTGACACTGTTATTGTTTTCTTAGGTACTAATGATGCACCTAATATTCACAGTAATAACACAACTCAAACTGTAGAGGGACTAAAGAAATTAAAAACTCTATTACAAGGAAAGAAGGTTATCTGGGTAGGTTGTGTTTATGCACCTAACTATACTTACAATAGCATTCATGCTTGGGATTCAAATACACGATTAAAGGTTGACAAATTAATTAGAGATAATGGTTTTAACTGTGTAAATCTTTCTGATAATCAATGGCTTGAAGTTAAACGTGCAAAAGATGGATTACATCCAAATAGTGATGGACATAGAAAATTAAAACAATTTATTATTGGATAATTTTGTTTTAATTAAAAAAATCCGTATCTTTGCGAAAAAAATAACGATGAGAAAACTTGGTTATATTATTTCAGATAGAAAGATTAGTGATTTACGAGACTTTGTGGGGAATGTGAAAGATATATCTCAAGCAGACCTCACAAAGCCTATTTTGTATATAGGGTATAAGAATGTAAAAAAAGTTAAAGGTTACAAAAATATATTAGAAAAGAAAATTGATGATAAGACTTTCTGGACTTTTAAAAAGACAGAATCACGTTCTGATTATGAAAGCGATTTAGAAAATTTCTATAAATATATTATTATTAATATATTATATTATAT